GTCTGGTCGTCGAGCAGGTTCCAGTATTCACGGATCAGGTCGAGCACCGCCGCGAAGTCAGACGAGTCGATGCCGCGCTCCTTGATCTTGTACGTGAGCACTTGATTCATGAGCGCCCAGTGTTCGGGCGTCGTTGCGTAGGGTTCCATTCTAGGCTCCGTTGCTTTCGAGGATGCGCCACCGATCGGTGACGGGATCGTGCCACAGCTTCACGAACTCGGACGGGGCGAGCGTCCACGTTGCTGCGGTGGGCGTGATGATGCGGTTGGACGCCGCGCTCGCCGCGTCCTGGTGGGTCAGCAGGATGTTGTCCACCGTGCCGACGTTGATGAGGACCACGGTGTCCGCGGTCTGTTGGACGGCGAGGCCCGTGATGGTGCGCACGCCCAGGTCATCGGAACTGACCCGGACCACTTCGCGCATCGCGTTGCCGGTGCCCTGCGCGCCGTAGTCGTTCGCGTCCGCCGCCAGCGCAGCGGCCGTGATCTCCGGGTAGTTCGCCGTACCGCGCTGCGTGTGGCGTCCGGTGACGTACAGCGCGGCGGTGTCGGCCGAGCCGATAAGACTGGTCGTCATGCCGCCCACGCGGAACGTAGCGATGTCGGAGATCGACCCGCCGCCCAGGGCGTCGAGCGAGATGGAGTTGACGACCCACGCCGACACGTCGGACATGGCGAGGCCGTTGATGTCAAGGTTGCCTGCCTGCGTGAGCAGGAAGTCAGCCCAGCCGCCAGCGACGGCCACCGTGCGCGCGGGCGCGACGAAGAGGCCAACCTGATTGCCGATGGCTCCCGACTGCCCGAAGGTGAAGCGGTCGAACGCGAAGTTGACTTCGCTGTAGGCGGTCTCGCTTACGCCGAAGTCGTTGGCTTCGATGAGGAAGCGGTTGGCCGACGGACTGGACCACTGGAGGAAGTCCGACGTGCTCCAGAAGAACATCTCGAAGAAGCCCGTTGCGTTCCAGAAGAGCGAGCAGTCAGCGCCGCCGAGCGTGCCCCCGAACTGGATCGCCGTCGTGTCGTTGAAGTGTGCCGTACCGCTTCCGAACTCAGACGAAGCCCCGCCGTCGTTCTTGAGGAAGTAGTTGATGGCGCTGGCAACGAGTGACGAGTGGACGACCGCGCGCTCGCCGGTCGTGGCGAGGGTGATGTTGTCGTAGTCGATGCCGTAATAGTTCGTGCAACGCTCGGTGCCCGCGGAGCCCCCGAAGAGAACAGCCTGCGGGTTGAGCACCTTGACGGCTGCGGCGTTGCCCGCGTCGATGATGGCCGTGGCATTGTTCGTGTTCCAAAGCATCTGGAACGTCATGCCGTAGGTGTTGACCATCGTCAGGTTGTCGCCAGCCTGGCGTGCGCGCAGAATGGGCGAGGCCGACAGGCCGCGGTAGCCGTTGCACGTCACCGCTCCAGCGCCGAACGACTCGAACGTCGGCTGCGCGGCGTAGATGAAGGACTGTGCTGGGGCGACCCCGGGCGTGGTGGTGAAGTACCGTGCCTGGGCAAGCAGCAGCGTGGAGGCAGCGAAGCCAGGGGCGACCGTGTACTCGATCGCCGACAGGTCGCGGATGGCGGCCAAGATGAAGAAGCTGCTGTCCACCGTGATGGTGTTCTGCACGAGGAACATCGTGTTGAGGCCAGCACCCGACGAGGGGATCGTCTGCGCCCAAGTGAACGCGCTGGATCCGATGTCGGTTGTCCAGTCGTAGTCCAGCGTGACCTGCCCCTCCAACGCGAGCGTGCCGCGGTTGGCAGCGCTCGAACCCGCCAGGGTCAGCGTTTCGGAAGCGGCCGTGCCTCCGACTGCCGACTGTCCGCCCGCGCGCCCGGCGAGCAGGAGGTACTGTAGATGATCATCGTCCGCCAGGCCGGTCAGGGCACCGTGATCGGTGACCCCTCCGCCCCCGGGCGTGAAGAACTCCAGCCCCGTCTCCCCGGGGTTGACGCGGACGGACTCCCCCGCCTGGCCGGTGTAGTCAGCCGGGGTGTCTACCAGATCGAGGAACGAGTCGCAACCCGCTCCGAATGCTCCACCTACTCCGCTCATTTCTCGAACTGCTGGTTGGCTGCCATGACGATGCGCCACTGCGTTGGGCCCACGAGGCCGGTCTGCGTGACACGGACTGCTTCCACGTTGGCTCCGAAGTTGACGCTCAGCATGGCTGTGGCGTCGATCGTGTTCGTGGGACAGGGGGCCTCGAAGACCTGACCGCTGACGAGGCGGACGGTCACGGTGAAGGTACCAGCGCTGGCCGTCGCCGGAGAGCCCCCTCCATCGAGGAGGTGTACGCTGAGGAAGACGTGAGGGTAGTTGACGAAGCTCGGAAGCTCCAGCTCGATGTCATCAGCGGTAGCTTCCTGCGCAAGGCCGGACGTTACGATGTAGGGCCGCTTGCGAGTGTTCTGCTCGGTGAAGGACGTGATCGTTGCCATCAGTCATCATCCTCTTCGTCCTCATCATCCTCAGGATCGGGGACTTCCTCCTCTTCCTCGCCAGGAGGCGGAGCGACCGCCCCGAAGGGGAGGCCGGGCACGTGGCCCTGGAGGGCGAGATCCGCTTCGTCGATCTCCGGGGCGTCCGGGAGGCCGAGCTGAGCGCGGATGACATTCGTGGCTTCGTCCTCGGGCGAGAGGGCCGCGCGCGCGAGCGCGGCGAGAGCTTCGGTCACCTCGACGATGTCGCGGTACTGGATCTTCTCGATGGAGAACGTGGGCTTTTTCTCTTCGTCCCATCCGTTCAGTGCGAACAGCGGATCGAGGAAGTCGGCCTCGAACGTCTCCTTGAGCTCCTTGAGGCAGGAGTCCACCAGGAGAGCGAACTGCTGGGTCTTGTCCTTGGACAGGGCGAAGGAGCCCGCGGAGTCGCTGCCGAGGAGCAGCTGCTCGACGCCCAAGACCCGGGCAAGCTCGCGGTTCAGGCGTTCGATGGCCGCAGCCACCTCCTCCGCCGTTCCCGGGTCACCCTGCAGGAGCTCGACGTCCCACTGGCGCACCTGGGAGGGAGTGCTGCGCTCGTCGGTCGTCTGGTAGGTCATGCTGTCAAGAAGCATGCCGAGCTCGGGATTGCGATTGTGCGACTCGATGAAGTCGAGCATGGGCTGCTTGAGAGCATCCGCCTGTGCTCGGGTCAGGGTCTGTGCCTGAACCATCTGCTCGAGTTGGGTGAAGGGCCCACGGGCAATGGGCACACCCCGAAGATCCGTCTCGAAGCCCCAGGCCTCCAGCAGCTCGTACCGCTGCAGAGCCTTGGCCGTCTTCACGAGGTGCCGGAACAGGCCCATCCCTTCCGGAGAATCACTCAGGGTGTCGTCGACGAGGTAGATGCACTTGCCCCGGGGCAGGTACAGCTCCTTCTGGTCCTGGGGTCGCCGCTGCACCATCCCGAGGATCGTCCCCGAGATGTCGGCGTCCCAGCGTTCGATTGTACATTGGGCACGCGGCTCGATGTCCAAGTAGCCGACCGTGCCGTCTTCGTTGCGCTTGGCGGTCCACTCCTGGATAGAGAACCCCCACATGCAGTACATGGCCGCACGACGGACCACCCTGTGGAAGGGGGTCGTCATGTCGTTCATGATCTTTTCCACCTTCTCCGCCAGCTCCTCGCCACCCTCTGCGGGGTCGACGGACCACTGCGCCTTGGCCACCAGGTTCGCGAAGTAGCGGACCCCGGCAGCCACGATACTGACGTTGGCCAGCATCTCGCTGTACGTGATGTACCGCTGCTGTCCGGTGAGGTCGGCGTCCGTCTCCTTGCTCAGGATGTACCCGCCATAGATGGCGGTGCCAGGAGCGCCGACGACGCTGAAGGGACTGGGGTTCGCGGGCTCAGAGCCTCGCACCGAGGGGTCGAGAGGAGCGGCCTTCTGCACGCGGCGGGCCTTCGCTCTCTTCCTTCGCTCGTTCCTACTGCTCATTGTTGTGCTCAGTACTGGATGGTTCGCCCTGGAATGAGGGCAAGGGTCTGGCCCTTGTTGGCCAGTATGTAGTCATAGGCTCGGGAGAGCGCATCCACCTGGTCCTTGAACTTGGAGTTCGGGAAAAGGCACGCCTCTGCAATGAAAACGTCGTTCCAGGGAGCGCGAACGAGGTACACGTTTCCGACTTCCGCTTGAGCGGCGATGGGAATCGCTCGGTTCTCCTTGGACCCACTCTCCGGGGAGAAGCGCACGTTGAAGCCATGCAGCTGCCGGGCGAAGGCGTTCACCTGGCTCTTGCCTGCCTGCCCCGGGTCTTGGGGGATGGAGATGTTGACCGCAGCCCCATCTCGTTGGGCAGCAGAGATGATCATCCGCTCCACGTCGGCTGGGCCCAACCGAGAGCGCTCCACGTCGGCGATGATGAGCTTGCCCTCGGACGTGAGTCCCAGCTTGACGCCCACCGTGAAGGCGGCCTGGGAATTGTCCTCCGTGGCCGCCAGGTCGTAGCCTCGGCACCACATGATGACGTGCTCAGGGACCTCGTCCACGAACTTGAACCAGTCCTTGTTGAACATGCCCCCTCCACGAGGGACGGGACGCTGCTGGAGCTGTGCGGACTCGGCGTAGGAGCCGCCCTCCGAGCGGAATTGGACCTTGAGCTCCTCGATGGCCTTCCTCGAGAACCGCTCTGGCCACAGCAGATCACCCTCCTCCTCACGAGGGTCTTGGGGCCAGAGCAGCTCGCCCTCGGGATCCTCCTCGTACTTGGGGAGAGGAGATCCCTCCTCCAAGACTCGTCGCATACGACGAGGCTTGCCGAATGGGGACGGGACGTTGCTCCAGGAGCGGTACTTCGCCTCGAACTCCATCGGGAGGCAGACGTGCGTCCATCCCTGCTGCGTGGCGAGCTTGTCGATCACGATGCCCGAGATGTCCTGCATGTGCAGCCTCTGCATGACGATCACGTAGACCGGGTTCTCTTGGTCGTCGAATCGGGTCGGCGTCGTCTCCGTGAACCACGAGCCTGCCGTCGTTCGCTCCTGATCTGACTCCGCAGATGCCACAGAATGGGGATCGTCAATAATGAAGCGATGACCTCGACGACCAGTGAGCTTGCTCGTGACCGAGGCCGCGAATCGAGATCCCTGAGCAGTCGTCGCATAGTATTCCTTCCCGTCGGCGTCCGCCTTGAACTCCAGGGGCCAGTGGCTCTGGTACCACTCGCTCTTGAGGACCTCCCGAGCACGAGCCATGAGGTCGATGATGAGCCCTTTCTCGTGCGCCGCAGAGATGTACTTGTAGTGGGACAGCCCCTTCGGCCCCCACTCCCAGGCAGGCCAGAAGACGTTGACCAGCATGCTCTTGGTACAGCCCGGAGGGACGTTGATCAGGAGACGAGTGACTTCGCCCCTCGTGACCGCCTCCAGGTGGCGGCACATGGTCTCGATGGCCCATCCGCCCCTGAACTTGGTCCCTGGGTGGATCGTGTGCCAGGCTGCCTTGATGAACTCGTACAGGCTCTCCTCACAGCGGATCTCCTCCAGCTGGTGGCGTGCCGCAGCCGGGTCGGCCAGAGCCTTGGTGATCATCTCCTGCTCAGTGCTCAAGGTGCCACTCCACGATGGCCGTGATCACGATGCCGGCGATCGTCATCACGATCGTCGCAATGAGCCCCAGGAGGAACCACCCGGCCTGCTTGAAGAACTCCTTCATGGGGTAGGCTGAGGGAATCCGTTCTGGTGGCGCCACCAAGCGAGCCAGAGCAGCTCAAAGGGAGTCGGCTCAGGAGGCTCGGCAGGCCAGTTGCGCTCTGCGTAGGTGGGGTGAGAGAAGCACATCAGACTCGATCCCCCTCTCCCAGCTCCTTAGAGAGCATGTCCTCGATCTTGGCGTGCATCCGCCGAACAGCGCCCTTCTTCAGGCGACTGTCGTAGCGGATGATCGTGAAGGACTCATCCTTCGTGTGGGCACTCACCACCTGCCATCCCGTCTCCAAAAGGCCGAGAGCCGTCCTCAGGAGGTGTACGATCTGCTTGCTTGTCATCACGAGGGTTGTCCTGCTGCCAGGCGTTGATGGCGCAGTCCGAAGAGCAGTACTCCAGGCCCTTGTAGGTGGGTACGTCTCGAAGCTTCTGGATAGGATTGCGGCACAGGGGACATCTCCTATTCGGGCGAATTGCCATCTTCGGGCTCCAGCAGCTGCTCAAGGAGTGCCCTCTTCTCGGGACTCAGCTTGCGAAGGTCCATGCCCGTCTCCAGCTTCCCGGAGACGGCGACCTCGGTCTTGTTGGTCAGGGCCTGGCGTACACGCAGCGACTGGATTCGGGCGAAGAGCTCGGCCATCTTGTCGCTGTACTTGATCTCGGTCCCGACCTTGCCGGTGCCCTCGTTGTTACCGAGGCTGCCCCAGACCGGAGACTCGTACCCCTCGATCCCCCGACGACGGATCTCGGCGATCGTGACTTCGTCCGCGATCTCGAGGGCCTTGCTCCAGGCCTCCGCGAACTCGGGGTCACGAGCACGCTCGTCCTTGAAGGACTGATGGCAGCCGTTCGGGGAGTGGGGACTTGCCTCCCGGGCTGCAACCGTGACGAGGCCGTGCTTGGCGAGGCTCTCAAGGAACGCTTCCTTGCGAGCGGAGGTCATCTTCATCTTGGTCATCGTGCGCGCGTTGGGTTGGCCGGTCTAGGACGGTCTGGCACCCTTCTCCTAGCTCCTCAGGACGACCCCTCGCTACCCCTGGGCCCAAACAACCCGCAGTCCGACTGAGTCCCTGAGAATCTCCAGCGCTGACTGAACATGGTTCAGTGGAGATTGTCTCCCCTCACGTCACCATCAGAGGACGTTTCAGACCTTCACTATACCCCCTATAAAAATAAGGGGGGTATAGTAGTGAGCAAGTGACCGTCTGGTTCCCCGGGTTGGTGGGCAACTTTCAGTCGGACGCAGTCAGGAGCGCAAGTCCTGTGGGCCCCAGGAGTTAGGACCGCTGAATGAGGTCTAGTCGGACTCAGTTTTCTCAGCGAGGAGGGATCGACCACGCTGAACCTCTATATTATTCCTATGAAGTTCCTCCTGCCCCTCCTGCTTCTGGCGGCCTGTGCGCCCCAGCCTGGCAAGCAGAGCCTACTCGTCTGGACTCCCACAGGGACCGGCAGCGCCTGGCCCATCACGGAGACAGAGTTCCTCACGGCCTGGCATGTGGTGGAGGGCAGCGCGTTCGTAACGGTCGGCGGAATCATGATCGATGAGATCACCCAGCTGCCCGACATCGACGGCGCACTCCTTCGCGTGGAGGAGGGCCACGGGTTCCGTCCCTGGCCGATCGACGAGGATCCCCTCCGGGGAGGTGAGGAGCTGCTACTGACCGGGTGGGGAGGCGGCCTGCATTGGTTCACGCGGGGACTCGCTGCGGGTCCCCGTCGCGCCAGCATCTCCATCGCTCCTGGAGACAGCGGCGGACCCCTCCTCGACTGGCAAGGAGAGGTCCGCGGCATCGTGGTAGGTCAGGGCTTCAAAGCCCAGCACCACACGTGGCTCATCCCGATTGGGGATCTGATGGACGCCATCCGTCTGCAGTCCACTCCCCCGGATCCTCCTCCTTCGAATCGATGAGCAGCCCACCAGGCTGCGCTGGGTCGAACACGATCATTGGCATCTGCTGTCCCTGCAGGTCTATGCCTGCTTCGTGGAACAGCACCAAGGCGATCTGTTCAGCCTCCTCCTGAGTACGGCCAGTGGTGATCACCACCATCGTGCCGTAACGTACGATCAGGCCGATCACGAGACGTTCTCCCAGGAGGTCACAGACCGAGGAGTCCATCGCGCAGGCTTATGGTCAGGGAGGGGATAGGACTCCTCCACCCGTACCTGTAGGAGGACAGTACGTCCTGTCCTCTTCATCCAACGCCTGGCCGTCTCCTCGTTCGGCCAGAAGCGAACTGGCGCCAGAATGGCCCCAGTCTGTTCGTATCTCCGCACCTTCTTGAGGGTGGTGACGTGGTAGCCCACGTTCTCGGCGAGCCAGACCGTAGCCTTCGGCTTGCCGTTGCGATCCCACTCGGCCCCACACTTCTCGCACGAGATGGAGTCGACAACCCGGTACGACTGCCACGACGATCCCTCGTCGATCAGCTCGATGTACAGGTCGCCACCACACCGCGTGCAGCCAAGCGGGGGCCAAGTAGGGTCATGGGACATCAGAACGGCGTGTCGTCGTCCGCTCCAGCAGGGGCCGGAGCAGAGTTGTCTCGACGTTCGCCTCCGGGGACGAACTCGAAGTTGGATGCGATCAGGTAGAGCTTGGATCGCTTGGCGCCATCCTTCTCCCACTGGTCGAACGCTAGCTCACAGGACGGGAAGACCGCGGGGTCTCCCTTGCTGTGGTAGCGCTGGAATGCCTCGGCACGCTTGCCGAACATCTTGACGTCCACGAAGACAGGCTCGTCGACCCACTCCCCGTTCCGCTTGGTGCGGCGGTTCATGGCGAGCCCGATGGTAGCGATGGCGGTGCCACCTTGCGAGTAGCGGAGGTCGACGTCACGAGTGAGCCGCCCTCCGTAGGTTCCGTTGTTGATGTTCATCAGGCAGTGGCGACCATGAGGAGGCCGGTCTGGATGATGCCGATGATGCGGTTGTCAGCGGCGCTCGCTGTGAGCGACGCCTCGATACCGAGTTGAAGGGCGACGTTGTCCCGAGAGGCGCGAAGCACCATGTCGAAACCAGGCTCCTGGGAGGCAGCCGCCAGGCGGGCACCTTCCGAGGCGATGATCTGCTTGGCCTTGCCAGCAGACACCTTGAGTTCTGCGCCCGTCTCTTCGAGGGCGTCTTTGAGGAGTTCGCCGAGGTCCATGGTATCAGTACCCCCTTGCCCGCAGCGCGATGGCCGAGGGCGGGTTGGTCGCCCACGAGGAGCGAGTGATGACGAGCGGGCGATCCGGCACAGTGGCGACCCGACCAGACGGTCGCGTCACCATGGCAACATTGGATCGCATGTACTCGTTGACGGCTGCAGCGAAGTTGGACGCACGGTCCCGCATGATGGCGGCACCCTGCGGTCCGATCTCCCCCGCTTCCAATCGCAGGTTCACACCTGCGATTGCCTGCATCTCCAGGTCCTGGGTGTCCAGGGCCAAGAAGTTGCCGGTCTCGACGGCGCTGTCCCAGGCGATCAGCTCGCTCTCGAGCATGCTTCCGGCATACTCGACGTCCGCACGGACACCGGGCCACGCACTCTGGATGGCGGGCAGGAGCGTCTTGTCGCGCACCTGCGGGGTCAAGCAGCTCGTGGCCGAAACGGCGACGAGCAGCACTGCGATGAGGTTCTTCATTGGATGGCGCTCCTTACAGCGTCACGGTTCCGTTCGATGGCTGCCAGGATGGCGGAGTCATCTCCCGGAGGAAGAGTGTTGTTGATGACGAGAGGCTCCGACGGAGCCCCCTCTTCGATCTGAGCCTTGCTCTTGCCCAGGTCAGCGAAACCCTGCGCACCGATGTAGGTGAGGAACGGGGAGACGATGGCGATCAGCTCCTCGACCTCAACTTCCGGTACGCCAAGGCGTACGAGAACAGCAGTCACCACGGCCACGAGGGCCACGACGAACTTCTTGCTGTTGAGTAGTTCTTTCATGTGAGTAGGTAGATGGTGAGTGAGGCCCAGAAGGGCGTCACGAAGAGGAGTGCGTTGAGCAGCCCTGTGACGAAGGGGAAGGGTTCAGCCTTGGCGACGGACAGCCTCCTGTAGCGCAACACGAAACGTACTATCGCCAGGGTTGACAACGTCAGTGCAGACCACGCCAAGATCAGAGAGATCGATGTAACTGCGGGAATCATGAGTGAAATCATACCCCGGACGGGAAATTCTGACAAGGAGTACGTTCTCTGCTCCGAAGGCTCGGACCAGCTCCTCAGCTTCTCCCCGGAAACCGGAGTCGGAAACAACGTGGGTACGCTCCTGGCGGAGCATTCCATCCCAGCGTTGGATGTTGCGTGCCAGCACGTTCCCGAGCCAGGAATCGCCGTGCGTGGGCTTGATGTAGTTCTCGCTCATGGCGATGTAGGCCTGACGTGGGGTCAAGCCGAAAAAGCACTCCTGCGGAGTGTCTTTCTCGGTCTCGAAGTAGTCGTGGCGGACTGGCTTGTTGTCCAGACCCACTAGGCCATAGAAAGCGTGCGTCCGCTCCTTCAGCTCCTTGCTGATCTTCTGCGGCACCCCGCCCAGGTACGAGCAGAGGATCTCGGAGGCGAGGTCCTTGCCGCAGCGAGGCGGCCCGTTCAACAATATCAGGCGGGTCATGATCGGTTGTACCTCTTGAGGGACTCGCTGACCTTGCGTCTGGATTCTTCGCTCCAGATTCTACGCTTGTTTGCAGCCACGACTGCGGCTCGACCTTCTGGAGTCAGGGGCTTCTTGACACCCGTCTTAGCTGCGGATACCCTAGCGCGTTGCTCTGGGGCCATCTTGGTGCCTAGCCTCGCCTGTCGCACCTTCTCCCTCATCTCGTCACTGTGTTCGTAGCCCAACATGGAGCCCCCACCTGGTGCGAGATTCAGGCACAACGGGTCGGCCAGTACCTGTCCCGTGATCAGCTCGGACTCGATCCGACAAGCCTCTTCATGGGTCTGGACGATCACGAGGATGGTCTTGACCAGCTCCTCTCGTGGGATCCGACTCACTCGCTTGCCGCCTCCGAAGTAGCTCGTATCCAGGGTGGGCCAGACATGCGAGGTCCGCATCCCAATGTAGTACTCCCCCGTACGAGGGCGATCGATGCGATAGACGTAGAACCAACGATCTCGCATCAGCCGCCCCTCTTCGCGATCCCGACACACTTCTTGCAGGTCGGCCAGTCGCGGTCAGGGTTGTTGAGGCCCGCGAGCGTGGCACCGCAGATGGCCTTGTCCCCATCCTTCACCCCGTTGGGGTAGCGTTTGCGGTCGATGATGTGCGTCAGCGGCGGCCAGTGGCTGCCGATCTTGGGGGCCTTGGGTTTGGTCTTGGTGGTCATTCCAGGATGTGTCCCTTGAGGGTGATCGTGTAGTGGGTGAGCGCGATCGCCGTGCCGTTGAGCTCGTGGGCCACGTTCATCTCCGTAGGCAAGTCTACCTGGTCCAGGTGGAAGCCGCCGTCGCCGAATGGCCATTTCTCTACCAGCTCCCGGATGGCATCGGGACGCTCGGTCTGCAGGTGCATCTCGAACCTGGTCGTGATCATGCCGATGGTCGGCAGCTGGCCCAAGGCCCGCGGCCCCATGTCGAAGTCCATGGTCAGCTCCAGCTTCTCGAGGAAGATGGCGCGCTCGGCCAGGGCGTCGGCGATGCGCAGGAACTCTTCGTTCATCAGGTGTGCCATGCGCCGTTCCTCCCGACCGTCTTGAGCTTCCGGCGGAGCGTGGCCTTGAACTTGGCCCACGTGCCGGTGTTGTTGATCATGTCCTTGACGATCGACCGCAGGTCCTGCAGGCTGAAGCAGTAGTCGTCGGGGTACGAGCACTCTTCGTAGTACGCCTCGAGCATGGCCTGGCAGCGGGGGCAGACCTTGCTGCTCTGCATGTCCCCGTCGACCACGGCCACGGCCTTGATGTAGGACATCCCCCTCTCCACGTGCTTGAGGCAGCAGTCGCACTGGTGGCGCTTCCGCGCGGCCTTGATCATGCTCTGGCTGAGCAGCTGTCCGTGGCACATCAGGCCTTCCTCCGAACGTCGAGCAGGACTTGGCGCGGGTTCGGCGCTTCCCAGCCTTCCGGCTTCAGCGGCTTGCCGCCCGCCGGATTGGGCACCTTGGCCATGTTCGCCCGCTGTACGTCCCGCCAGAAGGGGAGCAATGGTAGTCCTAAGACTACCATTGTGCCGATCACGACGTAGAGCACGTCGACCGCCTCGGCAGCGATCTTGGCCATGCTTCGCTCACGGATGGCAGCGACCAGCTCCCCGCACTCCTCCTCGATGAGGCCGATGCGGAACTCGAGCATGGCGTCGCCGACCTCGACAAGGGAGCCCACGGGGGCCGCCGGAGCCGGGTGGTCGAACTTGGTGTGGAACGCGGTCACGTCCTCCTGGATGTCTGTCTCTTCGGTCATCTTGATTCTCTCTTGTTCATGTACATCGCTGCATCGGCACAAGACAAGGACTTGCCCATGCCCGCCGCACACCCAACCTTACCGTCTTGGCTGCGCCAGCGACGGACACACTTCTTGATTCGCCTCGCGCCGTGCCTGGTGGGGCACCAGATGACGAACTCGTCGCCCCCCAGGCGGCTGGCGATGCGATCGTCGGAGCGCCCACGGCCCGTGCGGCAGCTGCTCTCGAGGAAGTCAGCGAACTCTCGGAGGATGGCGTCGCCGTAGACATGGCCGTCGGGGTGGGCATCCTGCGCGGTCTTGAATCCGTTGAGGTCGCACAGCACGAACCAACCCTCGCGGGCGTCGGTCCGGCGCTCAAGGGCGAAACGGTTGGGGAGCGCGGTGAGCTTGTCAGTCTCAGCAGCTTCCTGCCAGCGATCCCGGTCAGCTTCGATGAGTTCGATCCGACGAAGTAGGCTGGTGATCGTGAGGTCGCTCATATACCTCACTTCGGCGGATGCGCACATTGGACTTTAGTCCTTTTCCGACCAGATGGCGTCGACCACGCCCCACTCGACAGCCTCGGAGGCCGTGAAGAACCGATCCACCTTCCCCTTGAAGATCCCAGTCCAGAATCGCTTGGGCTTCTTGGTGTACCGCGCCATGAGCATGGCGTAGTTGTCCATCATCTCCGCCGTGATGGCCGCAGATGCGATGATGTTGGACGGATAGTCGGAGTAATCCTCCCCGAAGTCGAGCTGCGCATCGTGGAGCATGAACGAGGTGTGCTCGGTAGCGTACCGCTCGCCCTTCGCTCCGCAGGCCACGAGAAGAGGAGCAGCGGACTGGCACTTGCCCAGGGCGGTGGTGTGGATCGGGGCCTTGATGATTCGGGTGACGTCGTGTAGGGCGAAGCTCTCGTCGAGGTTGCCACCGTAGCTGCTGACGAACAGCTCGATGGGCTCCTTCGGGTCGTCCTCGGCCAGGAGGTAGATGCCCCGGACAGCCACGCTGATGGTGTCTTCATCCACCCCACCATGCATGAAGACACGTCGCGCCTTGATGTCGATGCCATACTCGAGAGCAGCCTCGAGCCTGGCCTTCAGTTCCTCGTCTTTCTTCTCGGTCATAGCAGGCTCTCGAGTTCAGGGCAGCGCAGCTTGGGGATGGCACGTTGGATGATCTGGCGAACACGTTCGAGGGAGACACCCTCCTCGATGCTGACGGAGGACAGCGTACGACCCTGCATGAAGCGTTGCTTGACCAGTCGGCGCTCCCTCTCGGGCAGAGCGTTGAGACGCTCACGGAGGATCTCGAGCGCCTCGTTGACCTCCACGCCTGCGGCATCGTCCGCCGGGTCGTTGGCCTCGGAGAGGCAGCCGGTGCTCTGCTCGAGCAGCCGCTTGGCCGTGGCGATGGCGGAAGGACTCACGTCCCCCGGCTCCTGTCCCCGGGCGATGCGGTTCATGAGCTTCCGCATGTAGACGGGGATGCGCACCGTGGACCCGTTGTCGTACATGTAGCTGAAGGCAGCCTGCCGCATCCAGTGGGCAGCGTAGGTCGAGAACCGTAGTCCCCGGCTGGGATCGAAACCATCCACCGCCCGATAGAGCGCCAAGCAGCCCTCCTGGTGGAGGTCCTCGGGCTGGAAGTGGTAGCGACCCATGTTGGCTGGGATCAGGTACAGGAACGCTTCCACGACTTGGGTCTTCGTGACTTCTCCTGCGGCGAGCTGCCGGAACAGCTCCTGCTCTTCATCCTTGGTCAGTCGTCGAGACGGAAGTCGGGGAGCCATAGTTTTTGGGGGTCCGGTTCGGGGAGGCCGGGGTTCTCGAACATCATGCCTTCGCAGACGGCGACACCTTCGGAGGTCACGATGGGGTATTGGTGGACACGGCCACCGGGGTGGTAGAACATGATGCCGTAGCCAGTCTGCCAGCCGGTGTTGCGCTTCTTGAAGAGGTACGCGCGTCCGGCCCGGGGCACGCAGCCCATGGGAGTCGACATCCATGAGCGAGCCCCACCTCGCTCGTCCGTCGCGTAGATGAGGCTAGCGCGGTGAACGTGGCCGGAGGTGCCGTTGTACCCGTGGTCCCGCAGCTCCGTCAGCGACGGAGTCTGTCCCAGCGCCGTGCCGTGCGTGAAGATGTAGTCACCGTGCAGGAGCGTGCCCGGCAGATGGTCTTCGGTCCCTTCGGGGGAGGCCCACGTACCGCCCTGCACCAGCTTGACGTCGAACTCATCCATCCCGAACATGCGATCGAACCGCATCTCGGGGAGATCCGCGATTGCGTCGCTGACTTGGCTCAGGTGCATGGCCCAACGGTCCAGACCGTGATTGCCCGCGCCCCAGTAGATGTCGCCATCGTAGATCGCTCGGATCTGGCGGAACATCTCCTTGATGAAGTTGCGCTCCAGGTCCAGGCCCACCGACCAGCCGGGGATCTTCGGGTGACGGGAGATGGCCGCGCCCTCGAAGACGTCGCCGTTGAGGTAGACTCCGTCCGGTTGCAGGCGCTTGATCGTCTTGAGGAAGCAGTACCAGGTGAAAGGGTCGAGGAAGGTGGCGTGCGTGTCGCTGATGATCACCCAGCACTCCACCCCGGTGGCGTCCCGCTCGGAGAGGTCCACCTTGTACGGGTGCATGTACCGCTCCTGGTACCGCCCCGCATGCTCTGCCCTACTCTGTTGGGCACGGGCCGCCTTCATCGTCCGGGTCGCCGGATCGTCGGCGAGGCCCGCTACCTGCTTGGCGTGCTCGAACTGGCCGAACTGCTTCTCCAGGAAGGAGATGTACCAGCGACCGAATCGCTTGTACCTCTTGCGGGAAAGGGTCTTGTCCTTGTAGAAGGGGTTGGTCTGGGGGTCGGACGCCACCCGGCGCATGTCGCCGAGGAGATCCTCAATGGACGGGGGCTCAGGGTTCTTGCTGTTGCGCTCGCGCTCCTCTTCGGCTGCCTCTTCAGCCTTGCGGAGGATGTACTTCTTCCGTTCGGTTTCGTTGTTGCGGACGCTGTCAGGGGCGGACAGGAAATCGTCAAGATCCTTGGGGGAGTCGGTCATAGATCCTCGCCGAGATGAAGGCGTATGTGGTTGTGAATGGTGTTCTGCGCCTTGACCCCGTGCACGGGAGCGAAGTACCTCAACCACATGTAATGGACGGAGTGGTGGATGGTTCCGTCAAGGCGACCAGCGACGTACCTAGCAACCTCATCGGCTAGAACTTCGTTCCGGCAAATGGAGCACCTCCGAGAACGACGTCCCTTCTGGGCCTGCTCCTCACCTGCGAGGAAGTCTTCGAGACTCAAGCGACTTTCTCCAGCAGCTGAAGAGCCTTGACACACGCGAAGGCCACCACCGACCCGAACCCGAGAAGGAACAGGACGTAGGGCGGGATCGCCTTGAGAGTGTATGAGAGGTTCTTCATTGCACCTCATGATACCCTGCTCAGGCGAACGGAGCGGAGAGAATCTCCAACTATCGGATCCGAGCAGTGTAACACGAGTATAGTGGGGGACTTAGGAGGGGAGAGAAAACACTGCCCTAGTCGGCCTCGGGCAGCGGCAGCCTCACTACGTTCAGGGGGTGGCATGCTCGGTCGAGTTGACCTTCACCCGGGTCCCTACTTGGAGCCGACGGCTACCTTCATCCTACCCTCCCTGCCCCAAGGGGCGTCGTCTTTCCCGGAAAAAGAAGGCCGGGGCTCCGGGAGCCACCGGCCACAAGGGAGGTCGCGGGAGTTCATGTCCGGACCAGTCGTGATCACCTCCTATGCTCGAGCTAGGGAGAGTTCGACGTCAACCCCCTCATAGGCTAGACGGTCTGGAAGAACAGCTCGCCTTCCTTCTCGACGACCACGTAGCTCCTGATCCCGAAGATGTTCTCGAGCCGCCCCTTGTCCCCCACCTTCAGCATCAGATGGCCAGGGCAGGGCGTGAACCGGGGAGGCACCACGGTGAACATGGCGTCGTCACCCTCCACCACGGCCCAGTCACCGGGTCCGTAGATCTTCTCCGCGAGCAGCACGGCCTCGTCTTCGTATTCGAATCGTCTCATACCTACACCTTTCCGCTCCCCGCAGCCATAGCGAAAGAGGAAACTTTCAGGCGAGCCTCCCGCATCGACTCCACCACGTGGTGGTAGTTGGCGGCGGTGTGGCGGTCGAGGAGCTGAGCGTACAGCTCGCAGAACTCCGGACCGTGGCTGGCGACGAGCGCTCCCTCGCGCAAGTGAATGACGTGGGCCAGCTCGTGGATGACGTACCACCGGGTCTGGGAGGTGGGGTACTGGGAGCTGAGCTTGATCGTGTCGTACCAGGCGGACCCGCGGCCCCGGTTGCCCATCACCCGCACCTTGGGCGGAGGGCCGAAGCAACGGTCCTCAGCCATCCAGATGGAGTTCACTAGCACTTGGGCGCCACGCTCCCCGAGCGGGACGTTGTCTCCAGGCAGGATCTGCCAGGCCGTCTTGAGATCGGCTCGCTCCCAGGCGTACAGCTTGGAGCGCTGGTTGTCTCGAATGCGTTTCCTCATGGCACCCCAGTATACCCGCTCCCCGGATACAGGACGGATAATTCACCTAGAAACTTTCCTGAACGAAAGGGAGGGCAGCCCCAGTCACGCGTTGGGCTGCCCTCCGGCCAAAACAGTGCTCTCTTCTAGACGGTGGCGAGCGCCAGCTTGAAGGCCTGCACCTTGGCGCGGTGCGAGACGCCGAAGACGTTGCTGGCCACCCGAGCATCGGATTCGTGGACCTGGGCGAAGCGGCCCCGGTCGTGGTCGTGGAACTCGGAGACCGCGTTGTAGGCGGCCCAGGCCGTGCCACGGATACCCGGCATCATCTGGCGGGCGTTGGCGAGGTTCGCCTCCCACTGGCCGATGAGGTCTGCGCGCTTGGCGAGCAGCTTCTCACGGACTTCGCCGGTCACCTGGAACTCGTCCGGGATGGCGCCGAAGGTCTTGTCGTGGATGGCGTTCAGGAGGTCGCGGGTCGCGTCCGCCGTCAGGCGCTTGCCCACCAGAGCAGTCACCTGCTCCTGGAACTTCTCGCCTTCCTCGATGGCGACGCCCAGCACGTTGCGGGCCTGCTTCAGCTTCTCGTCGAAGTCGCCGGAGTGTTGGAACCGGATGCCCTGGGAAAGGTCGGTCTCCGACCAGCGCAGGGTGTTGGCGCAGACCACGCGGACCGCGGTCGGGTAACAGGCCAGGGCAGCTGTGCCACCGTGGCCGTTCTGGATCAGGATGTACTGGTCCAGGACGTCGTCCCCAGCAGCCACGATCCTGGTGGGCAGCTTGACGCAGGCGAAGACCCGCTTGCTGTGGTAGAGGGAGCCAGCCGTCTCGACCTGAACACCGTCGACCGCCAGGGCGTCGGCGAAGCGAGCGAGGTCCATGTTGTCGAAGGGCTTGTAGCCAGCGGTGACCATGCCCAGGAGCTGGTGGTTCATCCCGCCGGAGTCATCCATGCGGAGGTGAGCCATCGGCGGGTTGCTTCCCTTGAGCGGGACGTTCACGGTCTGCGGACCGTCGGGGCCCATCCCCTCGACCTGAGCCGTGACCGGGGCGAGCGCCGTGCGCCAGTCCAGGCCGATCTGCTTGAAGGCGTCGACCGCGGTCAGGTTCTCTTCGATCTCGAGGCCGAGGCCGTGCCAGGCGCGCTGGCCGTTCTTGCGGACTTCCCCGTAGCGATCGGTTGCGTGAATCTCGTGAGCCATTTGGTGTCTCCTGTTGGATTGAGTTTGACTCGAACGACTTCAGTATACCCGCTCCGGCGACGCAGGACGGAGAATTCCTGTGCTAATCCCGCTCGAAGGCGTAAGTCGCGCTGCAGTGAGGACATGGGATGCCGGACCATGGCCCGGTTCCGGGGAGCGTCACCTCGAAATCGTTCCCGCACTGCTCGCACTGGAGGTTGGCCTTACCGACGATGGGCCCCTGGATTGGCTGGCCCACCCCTTTCTCGATGGAGCCCACGTAGGGGAGGTGGTTGCTGATCAGGGGCTTGTCACGCGCCGGAGGATAGATGCCCCCGCTCGCGCCAACCCGGACGGGGCCGTTGATGGGGATGTCCCCTTGCGCCGCGGCCTTGTACGTCCCGCCGCCTCCGCCGTAGGGGCCGGGATCGAGCACGATCTCCAGGTCCTCGCCCTTCTTGGCGTTGTGCAGTGCGCGGCCGATGATCCGATCGGTCCCCGCACCGAGCGGCTTGTTGTACGGCATGCCGATCCCACCGTACGGGTCATTGGCCATCTTGCCCGTGCCCTTCGGCTCGATCCAGCCGCACTTCTTGCAGCAACTGTGGATCTCCCCCGTCGTGGGATTGACCGCATTGTCGTTCAGGTCGTGGTCCCGCCCGTCAGCGGGGCATGGCTGCATCGGACCACATGCCCCAAGGTTCTCGTTGAAGTCCCGCTGCCGATCCTGATCGTAGCCACAGTCCGTGGGGATGAAAGGGAACCCACCATGGTTGACACCGGGGTAGACGAAGTCCTCGTCGTCCCCGAACTCGTCGTGGTCCATCGCTGCCCCGAGTTCCTCCATCGACTTGCCCGCTCCGATGGTAGCCTTGATGAGCTTCTTCAGAGACTCGGTCAGGACCTTCGCCCCAACGGCCTTGGCGATCCGCTCCAGGGCCTCCTCGTCCAGATCCTGGATGACCGGATCGTTGAAGAGGTGCCCACCGTCCAGGTTCTCCCGCTCCGCGTCCTCGCCCCACCCGGTGACCTCGGCCGAGCGGATGAACTCATCGCCGTAGGAGGACATCGTGGTGTCGCCCACCGTCACCCTGTAGCACTTGTCCATCTGGATCGGCAGCTCGCTTCCGCGCGACAGAATCTCCCGCAGCGCATCCCGCTCGCTCTCAGCCTGCACGGTTCCACTGTCGATGTGGCGGGTGCCTTCGTAGATGCTCCACTTGTGGTGCTTCATCGCTTCGCTTGAGTCTCCGGATGCAGGCTTTCGTGTCTTCCTCCACCGCCCCGAGCCGAAGGGCCAGGGCGCGCTTGGACTTGCAGATGTCGTAGTGGGCCAGGGTGGCGTGCGGCTGGAACCACTCCCGCTTGAGGCCCAACCGCTCAGCCATCTCGTGCAGCTCCTCTTCGGTGTCCGCCATCATGTGGCACATGTGCATGCGGCCCAGGCGCCAGCGGGGTTGGTCCACGTAGACGGTCACGCCTGGGCTTCCTCGATCATGTAGAGCGGGACCTCTTGGCAGTCGTCGGGGTTGGTCTCGGGAGACTCTCCCACTAGGAGTACGATCCCCTCACCGCCGATGTACCAGTCGTTGGCGTAGACCGCCTCCCGAGGGTAGTCCTCGAAGGCAGCGATGTGGATGAGGGTGTGCAGCTCAAACGGGATGGTCTGCTCCGGCCACAGGGCCTCGCTCATCTCCCGCTGGTGCGCGTCGCACAGCCACACCCCATCCTCCGGGTCGATCCACTTCGTAGCCTTGTGGCTGTAGTGGGCACCGCCTTCGGCGTTGCACCTGGGCCACTGGCACAGGTCGTCTCGGGCCTCCTGCCACCTGGGCTTGTTCATGAGAAGTCCCCGCGGGCCAGCTTCTCGCGGCGCTTGAGGACATCCTCGTCGAGGGCCTCGGACTTCACCAGCTCACGCAGCTCGTGGTTCTTCCGGCGACACCCCAGCCTCTCGGCGAGGCTCGGTACCAGTTTGACGAGGCGGTCGATCCGCCGCCAGCGTCCTCGTTCTTCAGGTTGGTTCATGGCTTCTCCAGTCTCAGTGTCACGTTGTTGTACCCACCGTCGGTGGTCATGATGGTGTCCTTGCCGTACTTGCGGATGAGTCGGTTGATCATCCTCCGCCAGTCCGCAAGGCTAAAGCTCGGATCGTCGGCCTCGTCGTTCGGGTCGACAGTTGCCCGGAAGGAAGCCGCTCGGTCCCGGTCCTCGCGCAGCCTCCGACGGTCCCGCACCATGCCGGACAGCGTCCCGCGCTTGATGAGGTGCAGGTCCTTGCCGCCGTAGTAGGAGATGCGGACATCTCCCGCCAAGACGTACCCGGACAGGTCGCTTCGTCCGTCGTCGACCTTCCAAGAGAGCTGCTCGGGCGTGGTCTCCTCGCCCTGGTACCAGATCGGGTCCTGGCTCGAGCCGTGCTCTTCCAGATCCTGGATCGCACGGTTCACGGACATCTCGTTGGGTCTCATGTCAGTCTCCCACGTATCGATGTTGACCCTCGATGGTGGGCTCACCCATCATAGTGCCAGTCCTCCTGCCCACCTGGGCCTCCCATCGTGTTCCAGAAGTAGTCGTCCACCGCGTCCATGATGTCCTCCGCCCACTCCTCGTCGATCTTCTTGACCAGGGTTTCGGGGAGGCGACCGAACATGCGGTAGAACGCTCGGACCATGTTGTCCAAGCCCTCGGTGCTGAGCTCCAGCTCGAGGAGGACCTCGTCGATGTCCTCGATCTCCCAGGAGAAGTCCTCGCAGTTGCCGCCGCTCGGCGGATACCCCGGGTCGCCGTTGGAGAAGGTGTGGACCCCGGGGTCGTAGTCCTCGACGGAAGCGTCAAGGGCCAGGCCGCGGAAGGTCATGTCGACTTGGTAGCTCATTTGGTAGTCCAGTGGATGGTGGTCGGGTTGCCTCGGCCGGTGCCAAGCTCGATGCGCATCTTGCCGCGGTCGGCTTCGGTGATGCGGAGAGGGCCGCGGGACTTGGTGACCAGGAGGTCCTTGGTGTCTCGCGCACAGTCGTGGCAGAGGTCGGGGCGAGCTTCAGCGTGCAGTTTGCAGGTCTTCATGGCACCTCCATCATACCCTACATCCGGCGAAAGGCAAATCGAATCGGAAAAAATGGGGCTCCCGGTCGAATCGAAAACCGGGAGCCCCGCTGGGGAGGGGACTTAGGACTCAACATGCTCGCGCAGAATCGTCTCCAAACAAGGAGCCGCTTCCGGCTCACCCAATAGTACCCCGGCCCACTTGGCGAAGCGGCACAATCGAGCGTTTCCGTGGACCTGGTACTCAGTCAGCTCCCCGTTGGGCGCCACCACGGAGATCGTGATGAGTCCCAGCCCCTCGGCCTTGGCCTTGGGGCGCATCCCTGCAGCGTAGCTGACGCGACTCTTGGGCTTCTCAGAAGGCATCGGACTCTACCTCTACTTCGGGTTCGGTGTCCCACTCGTAGGGGCCACCATGGGTCTCGTCGAACGCGGCCCGCATCACCTGCAGCGTGGGGAAGACGAAGCAGTTGGGTCGGGCGGTGTCTTGGGGCTGCCCCGTCTGGGGGTGAACCGGCGCACCCTTCACGGTGCCATCCTCAACCTCCTTGGTGGAGGCCTGCTTCCGTCCTACCTTGTCCGGCCCGATGGCGGCCATGAGGAACTGGTTCACGTGGAAGTGGCTGCTCGTGCGGTGGGGTCCCACGAACGTCTTGTGGTCATAGGTCACCAGGCCGCTGGGGATCATCGCCCCGTTGGTGAGCGGGATGTCGCCGATCATGCCATTCTGCAGCACGTCGTACCACCACTTGGCGGTGGGACTGAACGAGTGGATCTTCTGCTCCTGCAGCGCTGCGGTCTTGGGCTTGCGCCGCGGGTCGAACCCAGCGAGGTCCCGGGTCGCCAGCAAGTAGAGTAGGGCCTGGTACCCGCCCGCATCCAGCTCAGCGTTCAGGGCCTTCCAGTAGGCGGGGTCGTTGATGTGCGCGTCGACTACGTCGAGCATCACGAACCGCCGGTCGTCCACCCCGATGGGCACCACCCAGTCCCGGTTCGAGGCCATGATGACGTGGAGGTAGTTGCGCTCGACGCTGGCCTCCTTTCCCTTGGGCGTCACCATCATGCTCTCCTCGGTGACGAGCGTCTTGAGCATTGACTCCTGCTGCGAGTCGGCCGCCGCCACGGCCTCGTCGGCGAACATCACCACGCAGTCGCGGAGGTGGTTGTTGAAGTGTCCGGTCAAGTGCTTCGGGTCGGTGATCTGCTTTCCGTGTCGCCCGAAGAGCTTGGCGAACGTCTTGGCGAACGTACCCTTGCCGGCACCTTGCCCACCCCGAAGAACGATGGCGGTGTGTCCCGGGTTCCAGGGCTGCTGTACCGCCATGGCCATCCAGCTGATGAGGTAGTTGAACAGGTCCTCCTGGCCGTTGCAGATGACGTCTCGGACATGCTTGAGGTAGAGGTCGCAGCTGCCGCCGGGGACAGCCTCGTAGGCGAAGCCCCGCCACATGTTGTAGACGTCGTCGCCAACCTCCTGCCCTGGCTGGAAGACGATGCTCTTGTAGCTCCGGCGCATCGGGTGCTCGAACCACCACTTGCCCAAGGGCTTGCTGATGGTGCCGTTACCCGAAGCGTTGGGGAGGGTCACGAACTGGTTGGCGTAGAACGCCTTGAAGTCCGTGGGCGACTGGAGCACCATGACCTTGGTGCCGTTGAACGCCTCCTCGTAGACGATTCGGCACGATCCACTCCCGGTGTTCTGCACCACCGCATAGCGGTTGTTGAACTCGGCCAGCTTCGGGTCGACCGCGAACTCCCGTGCCCGTTCGATCTGCCGCTTGGCGTACCCGTCGCCCCGCCCGTTCGTGCCGTCGATGACGGACTTCGAGATCTCCCAATCTGGGTCCGTGATGACCGCGTAGATGGTGTCGTCGTCGCACTTCTGCCGGACCAGCTCACAGCACACGTGGAAGAGCGGTCCCGATCGGCCCTCGATGTGATAATTGCCCGCGGTCGGGTCGTCGGGGTCGTACCCCTGAGCGATCATCACCTTGGTCTGGTCGGGTACTCCAGGCGGTAGCTCGTCAAGGGACTGAAGCCGCTTGACATTCTCACTGATCTGAACCGTGGCCCCGGTCGAGAACCCGTCCTTCTTCGCCTCCACCTGGGGAGCCTTCGTGAAGGAGGTCAGGTCGTACACGTTGTCGTTCGTGTACAGCACCCGGGAGGGGGCCACGACCCGGCCCTTGTTCCGCTTCTTCAGGTCGGGGTAGTTGATCGTGCCCGGGAGGCGCGCGATGCGGTCGACGTTGTGACAGGAGTCGGCCCCGAAGAGCATCTCCAGCTGCAGGTTGTACAGCTTGGCCTCCTCGTACTGTGCGGCCTCCCGGTTGATGGGGAAGGGCTCCTTCAGCCGCCAGAAACCCCAGAAACCCCCGCCGCTGTCGATGAGCGCCGACGGCACGGGAATCCCCTCCGGCAGCTTGTCGGTCAGCAGCGCCTCGATCCGGTTCTTCTCATCGAGGTTGTGTTGCGCCTTGTCCGCGTCCGGCTCCGGGACCCGCGGGTCAAGGTCGACGTGTAGGAAGCACATCTCCTTGATGTCCAGGCGGGCGGCCTTCTTGTTCATGTCCGCCCACGGACGGTTGATCGAGAAGTAGAAGTTGTAATCCCCTCCGTAGTACTCCTCCATCCACGTGGCGACGTCGTCGCCAGGGTAGAAGGTACGGGTGGGCGGGGCCTTGCTCTCTTCGGTTCGCTCGACAGGGATCGCCGTCAGAAGCCACGGACCCTGCGGGTACATGAACTCAAGGAACTTGACGGCTGCATGGGGATCTTGATTCATCAGTCTAAGTCTACCCTAGGAGCCCGAGAAGGGCTTGGGGTAGCTCCTTCGCGGACACACAGAAGATGGCGGCGGCCTTGATCTCAGCCTGGGTGGCCTCGCCGATGATCTCGGCGGCGACCCTGCCGTCGAGCATGATGTAGTCGCGCGCGATCTGCATCAGGACGTATGCCTTCCCGCCCTTCTCGATCCGGCGGGTGATCCAGATTCGTTGCTGCGGAGAGAGGTCGTGGTGTAGGCGGAGGGGCGTGTCCGGCCGGACCGGCCACTTGTCCTCCTGCTTGAGCTCGATCCATCCCCCGATGTAGTTGACGTCCGGCGTGCCGGGGAGGCAGGGGTTCTCCACCCGGCAGGCGTCGAGGGGCTTGAGGATCTTGACGACCCGTCCGGCAAGTGCTTTCTCACTCATGGTGTGATGCTGTGTGCTGCGCCGGGAGGACCCGGCGGGTTGTGCAGTGCTTCGAGGGCCGCGATCCTTGCCTCAAGTAGGGCGACGAGTTCCTCGAGATCCTTGATACGCTGCTTGTTCTTCTTGCTCCTCTTGTTGATCTTCTCGACGAGTTCCTTCGGGGACCACATTGGGACCTCATGCCATCCGCAGCTCTATGCCTGCTTCTTCGAACATCTCCCAGGCGATCATGACGGAATCGCCCCAGCGTTCGGGGTCGGGTTCGCCCTCTAGAGCAGGCACCACAAGCGTGCGGATCCCCGCCTGAATAATGGCCTTCGCGCACTCACAGCAGGGGAGCAAGGTGCAGTAGAGTGTAGCGCCCTCGGTCACGGCGCTGCTCAGGACCGCGTTCAGCTCGGCGTGCACGATGCGAGGGTACTTGGCCTGGCGATCGGCGTACAAGCGGGGAGCATCATCGACGCCCCGGGGGAACCCGTTGTACCCGACCCCCACGACCCGGCGCTTGTCGTCTACGACGACGGCTCCGACCTTGGTACTGGGGTCCTTGGACCAGGTTGAGATGTGGTCGGCGAGGAGGAGGAACCGCTTGTCCCACTTCTCCTGGGCGCTGACGACTTTCGGCATGTTGAACTCCACGGACGGGATGAAGGGGTGGCGGTACGGGTGGTTGTTCTCGGGGTTCCCGCAGGTCTTGCATACGATCACAGGTCTACCCTCCTCAGTTCGTGGTCGGGGTTGAGTTCGAGGAGCGCCTCGAAGTAGGCGTCCCGATCCTGAGGACTGTCGAAGGTCTCGACGAGACTCCACTTGCCGTTCTCCTTGGCGTAGATGGCCCACCGGAGCTTGGTGTGCTTGCGGGCCTCTCGGACGAGACGCTCCTGCTTCTTGTGTGGGTTGGGCCCACGGCGGCTCTTGCTGCTCATTCGATGATACGGACCGGGAGGCCCGCCTCCGTAGCGATCTTGATCATGTGGGCCGTGCCTGGTCCACCCGTGGGGAAGGCGACGACCAGGTCGGGCTCGCCGTACTCTAGCATCCATTCGTTGCGGATCCGGCCCGCGGCCTTGCCGAGGCGGTTCCAGTACGGTTGGGCATGGAAGGTCATGCACGGGAGCATCCGCTCAGCAGCCCACCCGCGCGCCAGCATGTCCGCGCCGTCGGCTCCCCCTTGGATGACGCACACCACCCGCTGCAGCTCCATGCTGATCGCGTCCATAGTGCGGTCGAAGGTGGCCTGGTCTTCGTAGTCCCGGCCTCCGGTGACGAGGATCTTCATGACGCGTCCTTCACGACCTGCGTCGTGAGCTTGGGGATGGCGGTGGCTACCTTGGCCGCAGCGTTTGGGTTGTCCTGCGACCGGAAGAAGTCGTAGGCGAGGAGAAGGGCCTGCAGTTGCGTCGCGCGCATGATGCTCTGCAGCTCCGGCTTGTCCGAGCCGCCCATAGCTCGGGCGAGGTCGTCTAGCATGATAGAGCGAGCCGCAGGATTGCGGACTTGATCAGGGGTGAGGCGGCGGCCTGTTTCCAGCCGAGGAACCGTTGGCCACCAGTGTAGCCGAGCATCTCCCCACACCAGGGGCCGGGGTGAAGGATCTTCGGGAGCCGCCGGTCAAGGGCGAGGGACAGCTGCCACTCGTCGCTCTCGCGGCTGACGTAATACACCATCGGATGCTCGTCGGGGGTCACCAGGGGGACCCCCATCATAGTCGCCAATCGCTGGAAAGCCAACATGCATCGCGGCTTCTTGCCTTCTTCCGGCCACACGATGCACGTGCGCTCTCGCAACAGGCCTTCCTGCTTCATGACGTAGAGATCAGTGAGCGCTTGGGACGGGTGATCGTCTCGGCTCCCCGCGTTGATGACGCGCCCCGACAGCTCTTGGGCAGCGTCGTCTCGGACCACGATCACGTCGACCATCTGCTGGAGAACCAGCGACATGTCCTCCAGGCTCTCCCCCTTCTCCTGAGCGGAAGCGTAGGCGAAGTGACTGACGGTGGTGACGCCCAGCCACTTGGCCGCCAGCTCGAACGCTGTGCGCGTCCTGGTGCTCGGCTGGTTGAAGATCATGGCCGCGGTGGGGCGGTTCGGGAGTATGGTCTCGTCGCCCACGTGCGCAAAGACACGCTCGGGGTCTAGGTGCAGTGTGCTCTTGAAGTTCATGCTGCCCATGCGGGGGTCTTGATGTCGCCCCAGTTGGGGCCGGTCTCGATGTCTACCTTGTGGGGTACGTTGCACGGAACCGCGTTCCGCATGATCTCGGCACACTCAAGCGGCTCGCTTGGGCTCCAGAACGTGAAGTCTACCTCGTCGTGGACCTGAAGCTGCAGTCGGATGCCCGCGTCGTCCGCCAGCACCATGGCCATCTTCGTCTGCCCCCCAGCCGAGCCCTGGATCAGCCGGTTGCCACCCTTGTGCGCCCAGTCGTAGTAGTAGACAAGGCCCTTGACCCGGCGAGGCTTGGCCAGCTTCGGGAAGCGGCAGCGGCGGCCCTCGATCGTGCGGATCCAGCCGCGGACGCCTGCCTTCTTCTCGACCTTGAGCATCAGCGCCTTGACGAAGGGGACACCCTTCCGGAACTTGTCCAGCAGCGCCTGCGCCTCGTCGCCAGCACCAAGGTACTCGACCTCCTTGCCCTCCCGGGTCGTGAACTTCCGCATCTTCGTCGGCAGACCGAGGGACCGCGCCAGCTTCGCCGGACCCATCCCGTAGCACAGGCCGAGGAAGATGATCTTGGCCGCGTCGCGCTCCAGCTTCTTGAGCTTCGGCTCCAGGGTAGGCCATGCCGCGTTGATCAGCGTGGCCATCATGTCGTGGTTGTCCGCTGTGGGGTCGGTTCGGTAGCGTTCCGCCATCTCCGCGGCCTTCGGCAGCTTCAGCTCCTCTGCGTAGTGCACGAGCCAGCGGGGCTCCTGCTGGGAAAAGTCGAGGCAGGCCCACTCCCCACCCTCGTCGGGGATGTAGATCTGGCGCCACATGGGGCCGATCTCAGGGTCGCGCGCCGGTTGCTGCTGGAGGTTGGGGTCCTTGCAGCTGAGCCGCCCGTACCGCGCGCCCCCTTCTTCCCCGCTGTCGTCCTCGCCGATCATCTGCTTGAACGTGCAGTGGATCCGGTCGCCGACCGCGTGGGTGCGGATCGACTTGACGAATGTACCCCGCAGCTTGTTGAACTTCTTCGCCCGAAGGAGCGCGTCCATAACGTCGTGCTTCGGCTGGGCCTTGAGCCAGTCGTTGGTGATGGACGGCTGACCCTTGGGGTGCTTGTCGGTGGGGTCCGTTCGTAGCTCCGGCTTGGAGAAGTCGTACCCCATGTGCTCGAGAACGGGAACCAAGGCCGCGGTCTTCGTGGTGTCGGAGGTCGTGAGGTTCACACCCGTCAGATGTTTGAGTCTCGCCAGCGCGCTGACCTCCTGCATCCGAGCCCACTCTTCGATCTCCTCCAGCTTGTCGAAGTCCACCCGGACGCCCCGCCTCCGCATCTTCAGGAGCACGGGAAGCAGTCGGCTCTCCAGGTTCCAGACATCCCAGAGCCCTTGATCGTCGATCTCCTTCTCCTGTCGGCGGAGGATCTGCAGCGGCAGGCGACAGTCCTGCTCGCCGTAGGGACCAACGAGTTCCGGCGGCAGTTCGTACAGGCCCTTCTTCGGGTGGACGCCCCAAGCCGCCGCCCCGGCGCGAAGCAGCTCCTCGTCCTTGCCGGCGATGCCCCGCCGTGCGGCGATGGCGTCGATCCCGTATGAGTACTGCAGCTCATCGAGCAGGGGCTCCGCCACGCAGACGTCCCGGAAGCTGGCCTTCCGGAAGATGATCTCCTCGTTGGCCAGGCCATCCAGGTCGTACGGTAGGTTGCCGCCGACGATGTCACCATCGAAGACTTCCGCCTGGTCCCGCATGTAGTCGAGGACGTGCTTCGGATCGAGGTTGGTGCCGTTCGCGTGGGCGATGGGCATGTAGGCGCTGGGCCCATCCTCAATCGCGAAGCCGATCCCGACGATCTTGGCGTCCCGCCGCCAACCTGGGCCCAACCGGGTCAGGTCCTTGTCCTTGGTCTCGAGGTCTACGCAGACACGCTTGGCCTCGGCCCAGGAGGGGAGCTGGGACACGACCGGGGGACGCCAGTCGCTCCGGGGAGTGAAGGGAGGGATCGGCACTAGTCGACGTTCGGCGTGATAGTGATCCCGTTCCCCTGGCGCTCTCGGATCTCCGCCTCAATGAGGAGGAGGTAGCGGCGGAGGTCGCCGATGTCGTCGAGCACGCCCTCTTCACGTTGATCCAAGAGTGCACTCTGGATGATGTCGAACTTGGGGGCCACGACCTTCTTACACGCTTCGATCATCTGCTCCGGTGTCATACCCGCGAAGTCCTCGGGCGGACCACCCGGCTGCACCGAACCTGCGGAGACGTGTTCCTCCAGTCGGTCCCACTTGCGGGCGGCCATCATGAAGGCACCTACGCCTCCACGTTTGAGCCAGCTGCCGCCGTACTCCTTGTCCTTGCGACGAAGGGTGTCACAGTCCTTGGAGGCGATCTCGTTGATGCGGTCGATGTAGCTCATTTGGGTAGGTGGTCGGGGGTCCGGTAGTGCTTGTGTTCCTTGACGAAGTCACGTGCCTCGACGGGCAGCTTCATGCCACCCTTCCCGAGCCACTGTACGATGTTGTGGACGACGATGGCCGCGTCCGTGTTTCCCATGGCGATCTGGTGCTTGGCCCACAGCAGAAGCTCGATGGTGTCGACAGCCTTGAGCCAGAGGTTCTCTTCAGGTGTGAGCTGGATGCTGAAGCCGATGGCCCGCAGGCAGCGGTCCTCCAGCTGCTCGCTCCGCTTGGCGAACTCACCGTCCGACCACTTCGCCGGAGCCGGGATGTCGCCACACCAGCGCTCGCCGAAGTCGTGCGTGAGCACGGCCTTGACGAGATTCATCGATGGCTCCCCCGGGTACAGCGCGAAGAGGAGCATCACGGCGTCGAAGCTGTGCTGTCCGTTGGTGTAGCTGCCGTGATGGGGTAGCGTGTGGCAGCGCTCCACGTGGGAGCACTCGCGCAGAACGTTCACGAGATCGTTGACTTGCATTTGGCTTGTCGGCGTTGCAGCCATTCCTTGCAGGCGATCATCCAGTCCTGTGCGGCGCACTGGCCGACTTCGCGGAGAGCCTGTTCGAAACGGTCGGGGTCCTTGGTCTTGAAGGCGAGGTAGGCGCGGTACAGGGGTGCCGCGACGTGGGCGAAGAAGGGATCGTCGTACTCGCCTTCGCCCCGCTGGTCCATGAACATCTGCAGCTCGCGGTCCCAGCGGCCACGAGGGAGAGACATGAGGGGGATGGTGTTGCTCACCTTGCCTTCCGAATAGGGGTCGGTGTACTGTGAGGGTGGCATCGGGGCCTTGGCGGCGAGCTGTTCGACCAGCTTCTGGTGGGCCTCAGTGTAGTAGTGAGTGTTGAAGGACGTCTGATAGTACAAGCCTACCTCGCGGCCGAGCCCCGCGGCGATGTACTCCTGCAGGAATGAGAAGTGCACAGCGTTCGCGCCGTAGGCTCCCCAGATGAGATCGTTGCTGCGGTTCGTGACCATCATCTGCAGCTTGCCGTCGAGGTCGATCTGGAAGTACGCCTGCGTGTTGCAGGGCAGGTCCTTGCCAGGGTTCCCGAGGTCACACCGGACGTCCCACATGCCCAACACCTGGCGGCGGCAGGCCGGGTTCGCGTCCAGGGCGCGGATGATCTGGTCGAGCTGGTCCGTCCCGAAGTGCTTGCGCCACCGATGGCCGTAGGCCGCGTGGAACCGCTTGCCGTCATCGGAATAGTTCACCATGCCGCTGTTGAAGAACGACACGAACTCCACGTCGTCCCGACCCGCCAGCATCCACAGGGTTTCGAACAGGTGGAAGAACGGGTTGGCATCTCGTTCCGGATGGAATAACACCCGCTCGGTGGGCTTCAGGTAGACGGTGGTGAGTGGCACGGGCAGGACCTTGACGGGGCCGTTCCGGCTGCCTGTCTCCTGGCCGAATTGCTCGAGCTGATACGCACCCTCGACCAAGGCCTGGTGCACGTTGCGGACGATGATGGTTCTCATAATTTCCATGTGCGGCGACCGAAGTTGCCGTCTTGGTGTTGCTGCTTCGCTCGCTCACTTCGGCGGGCACGTTCCTCCGGCGTGAGGAGGCGTAAGGCGGCTTCGCGCATCTTGTCCTTTGTCTCTGGGGACTTGACACTACCCGCGTGGTGGTGGGCCGCATGGTCCGAGTGGTTGGTCAGTTCCAGATTCTCAATCCGGTTGTCGATCTTGTCGCCGTTGATGTGGTGCACGATCTCGCCGCGCTCCAGCTTCCGTCCAAGATGCTGCTCCATCACATGTCGGTGCTCGCGTACCAGCTTACCGTCTATGCGGAGAAATGCATAGCCGTGTGTCGCGCAGACGTATCGACCGTCAGGAAGGATCATAGGGCTTGTACCTCCTCTTCCCAGTGCCACCTTCCTGGATGCGCCTCATCTTGTCGTACTCGCAGAGGCAGTGTTCGACCTCTCGCATCTCCCAGGGGCGGTCGGGCCAGTCCCACTCGGTCTTAGAGGCCGACAGGAGATCCCTCATTGTCCTCAGAGCGGTCTCCTGCCCCGAGGTCGAGCCGTAGGCCACTGCATCGGGGTTTCCGTACAGGACGCGTGAGGCTCCCCTGCAGGCTCCCGGTCCGGCGGAGGCCCACGAGTTGATGTCGGGGGCGTCCTCGAGGAGGTAGGTATGCCGGAGATCGGTCACGATCTCGTATGCCATGAAGCGACCCAGGAAAGGGATCTGCAAGAGGAATCTGTGAGCCTCCTCAAGGGTGGTCCCCATGTGGGGGTGATCCTGAAGGACTTCCCATGCACGGTCGATGCACCAGAGGATGCCCTCCAGCTTGGACATACCGTTCGGAGTCTTGACGAGAAAGGCCCCCGTGACCAGGGGGTCGCAGTCTCGAAGAGCCGCTCGCATGTTGTCCGTGTCCAGCTCCCGCCACTCCCGAAGAGTCAGGCGACTGCAGGTCTCGATCCGATTGAACCACCGCCAGGCGATTGTGGCAAGAAGCACTTCGGGACTGTCCCGAAGTGGCTCGCGGACGGTGTTCCTGAAGAACACCGTCGTCCGGTCGTCCTCGCGGAACACATTACAGAAGCGGAACTCCTGCAGCACCGGGTCCTGCGTCCACATGAACTGCGGAGCCCCCGTCTCCTTTGCGATGCGAATGTGCTCGCGAAGGTTGACGAAGTCGAAGAACTGGGAGGCTTCCTTCATACGGGACTGCGGTTGATGACGTGCAGGAAGAGGGGGCCGAGGCGGAAGACGAACATGCGCACGTCCTCCTGCGGGGATTCGTAGGCGACGCCCACGTACCATCGAAAGAAGTCTACCCCGAGCACCACCGCAGTAGTCTGGGTATCCACGATTGCCTTCATCATGACTGCCGCCCGTGCTTCTGGATCTGCGACGACGAGGGCCGGATGAGCGAGCTCATCTTGGGCTCGAAGGCGAGGATCGTGATCTTGGTGTCGAGCGGGGTGGACTCCCCGCCGTTGACCACGAGGTGCGTGTGGAGCCCGCTGAACGTGCGCTGCAGAGGGTCGTGGGCCATCTCGAGGAGAATGGCCGGGGCGTCGCAGAGCGCGCCCTCCCAGCGGTTGAGGACGGTGACGGTGTTGAGGTCCTGGCCGTTGGGGTCCACCAGCTGCACGTCTTCGCCCTCGGCGACCTTCTCCATCGTGCCGCGGAATCCCGCGGTGAAGGTGTGGTGGCCGGAGAGGTTGACCGGGTTGTGGATGATGATCTGCTTCATGTGTTGAACGAGAAGGTAGGTCGCGTGGGCTCTTCGGGGGTGATGACCATGACGACAGGCCCACGCCCCGCCGACATGCACTTCTGGTCCGTCCAGCGACGGATACAGGCATAGGAACAGATGATGTCGACCTGGCGCTGCGGTAGGCCGAGGTCGAGGAAGTCCTGGCCCTTCTGCACCTGACCGCAGTCAGGGCACACAAATTGCCACTGGTTGGGGTCTCGCCCGAACAAAAGGCAACCGAGCTCTTGCCAGTCCGCGAGCTTCATACCGCCGGGGTCTCTTCCGGGATGTCGAGGTAGGCCCGCCACGGGGTCGGTGAGTAGACCGGGGCCTGGCCCCAGGCACCGAGATCAACCGCCCGGGTGGGGTCCTTCTCCCAGAAGGCCCACGACTTGGTGCGGGGTCCGTTCAGGATGAGGGTCTTGCACTCGCGGGTGCACATGGTGATCCGGTGGACGTCGGTACTTCGCCGGAAGGCGAACGAGAACCGGCCACGCTGCTTCTCGGTCTCCCGGCTCATGATCCAGGCGTTGTGGCCAACCCCGATGAAGGTCTGGCGCTTCTCCTGGTACATACCCTTGAGGAGGAAACTGATGAACCACCAAGGGTGGTCGTGGCAATGCTCGTCAGGGTCCGGGGCGTGGAACCAGTGGATCTTCAGGCCGAACCACGGGGTGTTGATGAGGTAGAGGCGAGTGAGATACTCGACGCCTTCCTTGCGTCCGTTGATCTCCATCCAGCGCCAGAACATCCAGCTGTGGACGCGTTCGGTTGTACGGTTGGGAAGGATTCGTCTCAGCATTGGGGATCCACATGGGCTTCGCTGATCAGGGTTGTGCTCTCACGGCCCCAATCGTCGAAGTCTCGTTCGAGGTTCTCCTCACGCCCTTGCTCACAGTTGGGCTTATGGTCCTGTTCCCACAGGTTGCCACAGCAGGGACGGAAGATCGGGGAGATGTATTCGTCGGGCATGGTAGGGAGGGGGCAGGCCCCGGCGGATTCACGCGGAGCGGGTTTCGGTCCTTCTGGTCATCGGCCGGGGCGTGCTAGAAGAGGTCTTCCGCCAGGGCCTTGACCGCGAGAGTCACGCGCCCCTGGAGGGTCTTGAAGTTGATGGTGCAGTTCTTGTGCTTCTTGAGGATGGCCCACATCTCCTCGTCGACGAGGAGATGGAACACGCGCCCAAGGAGTTGGGGGATGACGCGGTTGCGGTTCTCCGCTTCCACATGGTGCTGCCAGTTGGGCTCGCTCGTGTCCACACCCAGGTCGTTGGCAACGTCGAGGGCCACCTTCGCACGGGTCTTGCCCACCAGCTCAGGGGTGACGAACTCCTCAGCGATGGCGACCTCCACCTGGAACTCGCCCTGCTTCTTGGCGTGGCCGAAGGCTCGGCGGGCCTCCTCCTTGAAGACGTTGCGTACCACCTTGGCCCACGGGCAGCCATGCTGGCGCCAGGCGTAGTTCTTCAGCACGACGCCCTCACCCAGGCCCGCGCCCTCTGCGATCAGGTAGCTGTTCGTCTCCACCTGCGCCTTCATCTGGTCCTCGGAGGGATCCTGGATGGTGCAGAGCGGTTCGATGACATCCTGGCCGTACTGGACGAGGAGCACTTCGTACGTCTCGTACGGAACGTACGTTCCCAGCTCGCGGTCGTAGACGTCGAAGATCCAGAAGCGACGCCAGACTTCCTCGCGGTACGTCTTCAGCGTGTGCGGAATCATCCACTCGCCGTAGACGATCCAGTTCGGGTAGTCTCGGACGAGGTTCCGCAGCGCGCGGGCCTTCTCCTCGTCGCTGTTCACCCAGGCGTAGAAGCCTGCGTTGTCGTCGTCCAGGCTCAGGATCCGACGTCGGGAGGCGCATAGGTTGCTGTCTCCATCGAACCAGACCGAGGCGTTCGTGCCGTCGAGCTTCGGGAAGACATGGACAAGCCCCATCTCGATGCCGCGGGTGTTGCGGTGGCCGAGCCGTTCGAGATGGTCGTACTTGCGGAAGGTGGTAGTCTCAGTCATCGGGGGTGTAGCAGTTGTCACAGAGGGTTCGGATCCAGCCGCCGCCGCGTCGTTCGCCAGCAGCGCCACAGTCTTCACACTCCACAGAGGAGCGCTGTTCAGCTCGCCGGACGATGGCATTGACACGCTCGTCTCGGCTGTCCGGTCCAGCGAGGTAGAGTCGGAGCGTGCCGAACTTCTCCTTCACCTGAACCGCTTGGACGTCGAACTTCTCCAGCTCGATGCTGGCCTCGAGCAGCAGCCCGAACCAGCCGTCGCCGGGGAAGCCCCAGCACATGCAAGTCTCGCTCATCTTGCCGTTCCGCTGGGTATAGAGGAACGGCGCGATGGCACAGAGGACGTCGTCTAGCTCTTGTCGCATGCTCGTGCCTTCATGAGGATACTCTTGCGGACGGGGAGGCCCTTCCGGCGAAGTAGCTCGATGTGTCCACCGGCCCAAGGCTCGAACGGCATGCGCTCCAGCCAGTCCTGGGGTGTGGGCAGGAACCCCAGGTCTTCGATGATGTGCTTCTCAGCGACCTCGCGAACGGGCACTTCCCGGCCCGCGCTGTTCACAAGTACCGCACCAAGAGCCTGCTCAGCCAGGCGAGTCCCTAGCGTGTGGTGCAGGAGAGCCCGATGACGGACATCCGCCATCGCAACCTTGCTCTGGTCGATGAATTCGTGGACCGGAAGATAGTCCTCCGGGCGACCTCCCCACTTGGCCGCAGAACTCTTGGCGTGGTACAGCGTATGCATGTCAGTCGTCCAGGCGGAACGTGCTGACGAGGATCTCGGACTCGACGTACATCGGGCTGATGCCACCTTCGGGGGTGACGGCCAGGACCCATGTCGCAGAGGACGAGGTCGGCATGAAGAGGCCGTTCGGCTCAGGCTGCCCGACGGTGACGCCCGCGATGGACTGATAGCCAGTCTCCCAGAGCGGGCGAGCCGGGTTGGTGAACTGCACGGAATACGGGATCCCGTAGCCGATGGACTCCGTCAGGAAGTGACGGACGCCGTTCATGTCGACGATGTAGGTGAAGGTCGCAACCTCCGTGTCGCGCAGCTCGGTGATCATCTTCGCGAACTTGCGCTCGGTGAAGTTGGTGATCGCGGGCATGCCGACCTGACGTTGGGCTTCGGCGACCATGCGCTCAGTTTGAGCCGTCTGCTGACGGTCGGTGCTGGGCGTGGTGGCCCCGTCGGAACAGCCCGAGAACAGGAAGGCGATGGCGACGATGCCCACGAGGAGCGCGAAGAAGATCGGACGGGTTCGGGTAGTGGTGATGGTGGTCATAGTGTGTTCAGGAAGTTCTGGATGTCGATCGGGAGTAGTGAGTTGTCGATCGTGCTGGCCTCGTGGAGGATCACCCTCCGGAGCGCCGCACGCTGCGTGTCGGTCTCGGCCGTCTCGTAGTCGAGCCGAAGCCTGGTGATGTGCTGGGCTTTCCCGTGCACGAAGGAAGGAGTGTTCTCGAAGACGGTCCGCTCGATCTCAGCCTTGCGAGGCTTGAAGAAGCGGTCGTACTCGAGCCCGAAGAGGCCCATGCCCACCGAGAGGGCGAGCAGAGCAACGATGGCGAGAACGCTCGCCGCGATGATTCCGAGGATGCGCATGGTCTAGTCGTGGTCGTACTCGTCGACCTTCACGGTGCCGTTGCGGAAGATGATGACGCGGACGCCATCGCCGAAGACCCGACGCATGATCTCGTCGGGGATGCCCGCCATGGGCGCGAACGCGTCGTCGAGCTCAGCCTGCATGGCCTTGCGCTGAACGTCGTCGTTCGGGAACTTGTCGTAGGCCAGCGAGAACGTGCCGTCGAAGTAGTCGTCGAGGTAGTCGAGCGCCTCACCTTCTTCCGTGATGACCTCGCCGTCGTCGTTGACCGAGATCATCTTGGTGCAGATGTCCGGACCGTTGACGCCGAAGACGCACGCCTCGCCGTCGTTGAAGTACGGAGTGTACTGCGTCCAGCCGATGGCTGTGGCAGACGGGATGGCCGCGAACACTTGGTCGGCGACCGGCTTGATGGCGTCGACGCCGATGGCCTCGATCTGCTTGTCGAGGTTGGCGATCGCGTCGATCACGTCTTGGATTGCGGAAGTCATGTGAATTCGTTCGAACTCCCACGTCACGGTCATCCCGCCCTCGTGGTGTTCTGTCCTTTCTGTCAGTCGATATTGGGCTGCTCTTGCTGATCCCACCTGCTTGACGAACGCAGCAGCGAAGCGTTCCAGGTGGTCTCGACGGGTGGCCATGACCGATTCGATCCGGTCACGAAGTTTCCTGTCGAGTGTGAAGTGTGCCTCCAAGCTGTCGATCTTGAGGTACTCCATCACAGACCAAGTATACCCTGGACTTCAACGAAGGCCCCGTCGCGATCGAAACGTCTCACGTCGATGCCCTCGGCACGGCGCTTTTCGACGCCCCGTTCCAGGCCCCCGTGCTTGGAGTAGAGGTTGTCCGGCTTGACGGGCGTGTACTTCTCGCCCATCCGGGCCTTCCGGCGCTCGTTGACCGAAGCCTCGCAGACCTCCACCGGGGTGGTCAGGTGAAGGACGACCAGGCCCCGCTCGGCGAGGCGCTTCAGGCGGGCCATGCCCCACGTGGAGACGATGACCCCTTCCAGGAGGACGTGCTTGCCGGCGGTGTCGTACTCGTTGACCAGCGATTCGATGTCGTCGGCCGCGCCCTTCCAGGAGAAGCCGTCACAGCCCCCGCAGTTGGGGCCGTCGTACTTCCCGATGATGGCGGCGGAATCCCACTCCATCACCATCTTGTCCTGGTGAATCGGGTCCCCCATGACGTCGATGACCCGGCGCATGAGCGTGGTCTTCCCAGAGCCGTTCGTTCCGGCGATGATGATGATCATCCAAGGCCTCCTGCGAGTAGTGCCGCCTCGAAGACGGGGTTGGCGATGGCCCGCGGGCGGACCTCGCGGATGTGGGCAATGGCTTCCTCCGGGGTCCAGCCCCGTCGGATCAGGTAGAGGGCGATGAGGGTGGCGGAGCGGTTCCGTCCGGCGTGGCAGTGCACCAGCACTGTCCGGCCTTCTGCGTGCCACAGCTCCAGATCCTCGAGAGCCTTGCCGAAGAGGTCGGGCTTGAAGTACTTCCCGTCCGGGATCGCGTACTCCGAATACCGCTCGACCATGTCCTGCACTTCCTGGGGCGCACCCTTCAGGACCGTACAGATGACAGCCTCAGCTCCGCTCTCGCGGATCATCTCCGGCTTGGGCATAGAGCCCACCCAGAGGTTCGGGATCACTTCACGTAGCATCGTCCCACCTCACGGGGCTGGCCAGGTCTTCGGTGCGTGTGTAGTCGAACAGCATGTCCGACCACGTGTAGTTGAGGGTCGTGGCGATCTTGCCCACCCCTTCGCGACGGCCCGTCCACCGTCCCCCGACCTCGCCGAGCGGACGGGTGGGGAACAGCTCCTTGCGGTCGTCCCACATCCTGAGCTTCAGGTCGGGCAGCTTGGCTTGAAGGGCGATCGCCCGCCCCAGCTCCGAGTCGTGCGACCGACCGGGGTACTGGGACTGTGATGTGATGTTCTGCCGGTACTCGCACAGGAGCACTTCAAACGAGAACCAGTTGAGGTCAAGGTCACGCTCTTCGCGCAGCCACTCCTTCTCCTCGAGCGCGACCCAGTTCGTGAGCTGGATCGTGGCCGGATCGTTCTTCTTGTGCAGTCCCCGCAGTTCCGGCCGAAGCCAGGCCAGGGCCTCGCGAGGCGTCGGACCACCGTGCGGCCGGATGTCCAACCAGTGGTGCTTGAGGATGCCCGCCATGAGGAGGGTCTCGTACAGCTTCATGCTGCCGTACCGCCCGTTCATAGGGACCGTGCAGATGTACCGCCAGTCGTCTTCGAAGCTGGTGCCGGGAGGCCAGAACTCCGTGACCCAGCGGGCGTACCCGAGCATGAAGTCGGTGAACCGCTTGATCCCGTAGATCGCTCGACGCTCTCGTCGGATCTCGAAGAACGGATACATGTTCTCCATCCAGCACCGGAACGTCTCTTCGTCCTCAAGGACGCTTTCAGCCGTGGGCCACGACTGGGCGATCAGCTCCCCGGTCGAGACGCAGTAGGGTCCGATGTAACAGCCGCCCAGGAACCAGACGGGATCCGGAGAGTCCTTCGCCTGGTGGACGGCCAGCTGCATGTGGGGGTCCGGCCCGCCCCCGAGGATCTCGTAGTAGCAGAACTCCGGAAACATCTTCCGGTGCCACAACGGATCCGTCGGGACGTGGTCGAGGTTACGCTTGCCCAAGCCACCGCTCCAGGTTCTCGAAGGCTTGGTAGTCCTCGACCTGGACGGGCGGGGACTTCATGAAGCATGCGGACGGGGGCAGGATAGGCCCACCCTCACCGCGGTCCAGCGCCACGCGGGCACATCGGATCGCATCCATGATGACTCCGGCGGAGTTGGGTGAGTCGACCACTTCGAGCTTCAGCTCCATGATGATCGGCGCGCCACCGAAGCCGGTGCCTTCGAGACGGATGTGCGCCCACTTGCGGTCGCCGAGCCACGGCACGTAGTCGGACGGGCCGACGTGCACCTGGTCCGCGGGCAGCTCGACGCCCATGACGGAGGTGACCGCCTGGGTCTTGCTGACCTTCTTCGATCGAAGCCTGCTTCGATCGAGCATGTTCATGAAGTCGGTATTGCCGCCGACGTTCAGCTGGCTCGTCCTCGTGAGGGTGTAGCCGCGGGCGTGCATCAGGTTGGCCAGGACGCGGTGGACGATCGTCGCACCGACCTGACTCTTGATGTCGTCGCCGATGATGGGCAACCCCGCATCCGTGAACGCTTGGGCGAACTCCGGATCCGAGGCGATGAAGACCGGGATGGCGTTGACGTACCCACAGCCTGCTTCCAGAGCCGCCTGCGCGTAGAAGCGCACAGCGTCCTCAGAGCCGACAGGTAGGTAGCCGACAACGATCTCGGCACCGCTGTCCCGTAGCACCTGCGCGACGTCCACGGAAGGCTCAGGAGCCTCCAGGACAGTGCCCTGGAGCGTGGGCCCACAGCCGTCGAGGGTCGGTCCCCGCTGGACGATCACCCCCGTGGGGGGAACCTCCGCAAACTGCAACGTGCAGTTGGGTTCCGCGACGATGGCATCGGCGAGATCGACGCCTACCTTGCGGGCATCGATGTCGAAGGCCGTGACGATCTCGACGTCGCCCGGGGCGTAGCCGCCAATCCGTGGGGCCATGACCCCAGCCGGGGCTTCCTGGTCCCTGTAGAACTCGATGCCTTGGACAAGGGAGCTGGCACAGTTGCCAACCCCCACGATTGCGACTTTGATGGTCATGAGAAGGTCTCTGGGGGTTTCAGGCTGCGATCAGCGCACGCCAGGTGGCGTAGCCGTCGACGCCCAACGAAGTATGGAGCTGGGAGCGGACGGACGTGTGGGTCCGGCCGAGTTCCGCCGCGATGACGTGCTCATCCTGACCGCTGTTGGCCAGGCGGACTGCGGTAGCTCTCTCCGCGTCGTTCCACCTCTTGGGAGGCGTCTCCACGTTGCGCTTGCCGCCCTTCCGCTTGGGCGCAGGTTCGGTCTCGATCTGCCGCTTGAGGACGTCGATGTCCCGGGCGAGTTGGGAGGCTTGACCCGCGAGGACGTCCAGGCGGGCGAGTAGATCTTTCTGCTTCATTTTGGTTCTACCTTGGTGAAATGGGAAGGCGGGGGCACGAAGGCCCCCTTCAGTTTGAACCCTACCCCGCCGCTCAGCGAGAGGCGCGGATGATTCCGGCGTCGTCCGTGGTGACGTCGAAGCCCAGCCAGCGGCTGACCATCTTGATGTCGTTGTGGAGCGTCTCGGTGTTGAACTCCTCGAGTTGCCCAAGCAGGCCCTCGAAGGTAGCTCCGTCGGCCGTCAGGACCGCCAGCAGGCGACCGCGGCGGGAGTTGGCGCGGTACGAACGCTTGCGCTCGCCGCCCGTCAGGTTGTAGGTGCCGCGGGGCTGCTTCTTGCGGCCACGCTTGGCGGGCTCGGACACGACGTTGGCCGGGTCGCTCAGGACTTCCTGAGTGACGCCGAGCGAGGCCAGGCCGGTGCCGGCCAGGTCGTCGACCACCTGCGAGGCCAGGATGCGGCGGATGCCGGTGTCGCGGTTGGTGAACCGCTTGACCTGCGTGACTCCCGGGAGACCGTTGAAGATCTCGACGAGTTCCGGGCCGGTCTTTTCGATCAGTTGCTCTTGAGTGAACATGAGTGCTACCTTCGGGTTCGTGGTTGTTGAGTGGGGCTTTCCACCCCATTCGCCCGGTGAGCTTCGTTTTGGCAGGGAGCCGGGTTCCCTCGAACGCCTTCATCATACCCGGAGCGCAGTACTTGGGACGGAAGAATCCGTGCTTTTCCTGACCCCCGGACATAAAGCCCTTCAGTCACACTCCTTACGTCCCGTCACCGAATCGATACGGCACGATGCACCCTCCTCCTCCTGCTTCTTGAGGATGCCCATCCGCTTGCCACCAGCGTTGAAGGTCGTCAGGCCCTTGCACCCCAGCTCCCAGGCCACCATGTAGAGTTCCTTGAAGTCCTCCCACGGCATGGTCTCCGGGACGTTGCAAGTCTTCGACACCGAGCTGTCCACCAGCCGCGAGGCGAGCGCCAGGACACGAAGGTGGTCCTGGGCCGACACGTCCGAAGCCTCCCGGGGCACCACGCCGTAGTTGTGGAAGGCGTAGTCCCGAACGTCCTGCTCGGTCGGACCGTCGAACGTCTGAACGGTGCGCCGCACCTCCTTGCTGTAGACCGGCTCGATGCCGGACGACACGTTGTCCGCGCACAGGGAGATCGTTCCGGTGGGCGCGATCGAGGTCAGATGGCTGTTCCGCATCCCGTGGGCACGGATGAGGTCCCGCACGTCCTCAGGCAGTCCGAGCACGAACTCCCCCGCCAGGTACTTGTTCCGGTCGAAGAGCGGGAAACTGCCCCTCTCCGCTGCGAGGAGAGCGGACGCCCGGTACGCCTCCGCGTTCAAGGTGCCCAACACGCGCTCCTCGAAGATGAGGAAGTTGTCGCTGCCATACGGGAAGCCGAGGATCTCGGCAGCGTTGGCGAGGGCCGTGACGCCCAACCCCATCCGGCGCTTGTTGTGGGCCTCCTGCTCCTGCTCGAACATGGGATAGTGGGCCTCGTCCACGACGCGGTCCATCGCGGCCACGACGACGGGGATGTCATCCATGAATAGGGGCCAGTCGAATTGCCAGCCGCCCTCGCTGGGGTCGTGATCGTTGTCCCCACACCACCGGAGGTACTTGACCAGGTTGAAGCTACCCAACAGGCACGCGCCGTAGGGCGGCAGCGGCTGCTCCCCGCACGGGTTGGTGGCGTGGATGCTCTCGCAGTAGTAGAGGTTGTTCATCCGGTTGATCTGGTCGATGAACAGGACCCCAGGCTCGGCCCAGTCCCACGTGCTCCGCATGATCTTCTCCCACAGGGCACGGGCATCCACCTCATTGAATACCTCGCCTCCCCAACGCAACTTGAAGGGGCGATCGTCGCGGACGGCAACCATGAACTCGTCCGTCACACCGATGCTGATGTTGAAACCAGTCAGCTCGGTCTGGTTCTGCTTGGCGTGGATGAACTCCTCGATGTCCGGATGATCCACGCGCAGGACCCCCATCTGCGCACCCCGGCGGTGGCCGGAGCTGGCGATGCACTTGCAGATGGCGTCGAAGATTCCCATGAAAGCGACGGGGCCGGACGAGACGGATCCCAGCTTCTTGATCGCAGCGCCGCGGGGCCGGAGGGTGGAGAAGTCGTAGCCGATGCCGCCGCCGAGCCGCATGGTGCTGGCCGCCTGCTCGGCGCGCTTCATGATGGAACCGTGGCCCTCGATGAAGCTGTCCTGGATGACCCCGGACACGAAGCAGTTGTAGGGGGTGACCTTCTTGGGGCTGCCGATGGCGGCCTGGATGCGGCCACCCGGCATGAAGCGCATCTCCCGGAGCGTCTCGCGGAAGCGAAGGAACTCCTCCCGGTTGTTGGTCAGGGCTCCCGCCACCCTATTCATGGCCTCGTCGAAGCTCTCCCCGGGGGCGCGGTACTTGGTGGCGTGAAGGTAGTCTGCAAAGTCTGTCTTGGGTCCGCTCATCGGATGATCGTCAGGTCTCTCGCCGCGCGGGTGATTCCAGTGTACAACCAGGCGCGGCGCTGGTGCTGGGGGAACTTGTGGGATTCGTCGATGAGAGCCACGGAATCGAACTGGCTGCCCTGGGCTTTGTGTACGGTCATGGCGTAGGCGTACTCGAAGCACTGGGCCTGGCGGATGTCCCAGAAGGGGATCTCCTCCCCCAGGAAGGGCTGCAGGTGGGCGTCCACCCGCATCTGATTCCCGGTGTCGACGCTCTTGATGTATAGCTCGAGACGGCCCGTATCGGGGTCGGGTTGGGCGTCAAGAACATGCCACTGGCTGCCGTTCAGCAGGCCGGTGTCCTTGTCGTTCCGGGTACAGATGATGCGGTCGCCGGAGACCGGCAGCTCGCTCGGGAACTTGAGATGCTCTCGCATCTTGCGGTTGACGTGTTTCCGGCTGCGATGGGTGCCCACCAATACCTGGTCGAACTTGGCGAGGTCAGCGATCTGTAGTCTCCCCTTCGGAACGACGAGGTCGCTGGTGCCCAACCCCCGGCCTTCCCGCACGCGCGTCGCCAGGGAGAGTACAGGGGAGCCAGCGGCCTGCCTGTGAACCTCGGTCAGGAGGACCTCCGGCTTGACGTTGGTGAAGTGGCCGCCGCCCTTGACCGGCGGGAGCTGGGCCGGGTCGCCCAACACGAGGAGCGGGACGCCGAAGGACAGGAGGTCCTCGGCCATCTGGCGGTTGACCATCGATACCTCGTCAACGATCAGCAGCTTGGCATCCTTCAGCGCGCTCTGGTGGTTGATGCTGAAGGAGGGTCGCTTGACGTTGTCCTGCTCCAGCTTGATCTCCGCCTTCAGAGAGGCAAGCACGCGGGGGCGGTTGTCCCCCTGCTCCTCCCGGATGTACTCGGTCTGCAGCTCGCGCAGGCGGGCAACGCTCTTGGATGAGGGCAGGTAGATGAGGGAGTGGATGGTGTCCGCCCCCTGGCAGCCCTTCTGGCGCAGGACGGACGCGGCCTTGCCGGTGTAGGCGGCGAAGATCACACGCCCATCCACCATCTCCGCGAACTGCTTGGCGATGGTCGTCTTGCCGGTGCCTGCGTACCCGAAGACGTGGAAGACCAGCTGGTCTTTCGCCACCGCCGTCTGGTACCAGCCACACGCGGCATCAAGAGCCGCCTGTTGCTGGGGTGCGAGTTTCACGCCTGCTCGCGTGCCGCCTGGACTTGCTCGTCGAGCGCCCGCTGGTGCATCTGGTGCAGCTCCTGCTGCGCCTTCATCTGCATGAGGTGGAAGGCCTCCTTGCCGATGTAGCGGGTGATGCGCTTGGTCTTGCCGGTGCTCTTCTCAGTCACGTCGACAGAGATGCAGATGCCACGGAAGAGGAAGCGAACGATGAGGTTGAGAGCGTTCTTGATCATGGGGGTTCTCGCGGTAGGGGGCGGGGTGCCCCTGCGTTACGACTTGAAGCATGACCCTTGCAAAGGTCGGTTCACCATCGGATACAGGGGCACCCCTGGGTTCCAAGGTAGCACAGGGTCACTGACCCATCTTGGATGCTCGCCGCTTGTTGGCAGCGACGATCTTGTCCTTGTGTTCGTCAGTCATCTTACCCTTCAGGGAGGCACTGATCTTGGCACGATGACTTTCCGACTTTGGAATACCCCTAATGGGCGACTCCTCGAAGGTCCACCGGGCACCGTAGGATCCTCGGTCTCCGCCGAGAGCAAGATTCAGGCACAATGGATCGTCCACCTGCGGCTGCCCAACCAGGGCAGCTTCAATTCGACAAGCCTCGTCTCGCGACTGAACTATCACAAGGATACGTTTGGAAAAGGAATCCGGGTCTGCTTCCAGCTTGACCTTCAGCAGGTTCCCGGATCCCATGTAGTCATCCTCAGCTGGCACAGCAGCACAGGAGCGAATACCAATGTAGTACTCACCCGTCGAAGGACGGTCAATCCTGTACACGTAGTGCCACACGGGATCAGAAGACCTCGTCGGTGTCCGAGGTCACGTCACGGGGCTCGCCCGCGTTCGTCGTCTGGTCCGCCTGCGCACGGCCCGACTCCACGGCGTCACGCAGCTCGCGCGCAGCCAGGTAGGCGGCATCGGTCGGGGCGACCATGGAGCCGCTGACCGAAGCCAGCAGCGGATCGGAGGTGAGGTTGCCCTCGACGTCGCGCGCCGGGTGCATCACGTAGTTCTTGAACTTGTCGCCCTTCTTGTTCTTGTCGTTCTTCGACGTCAAGCGAACGGTGTGAGCGAACAGGGGAGCCTTCTTCGACACCCGAGCGGTGTCGATGGCGGTCCAGTAGTCCCGCCACGGTCCCATCTTCGAACTGGTGAAGCCCACGATGCAGTAGCCGATCGGGGCGAGGTCCGAGTTGAGGATGATCGCGAAGATGCTCCGCGTCTCCACCAGCTCGTTGCCCTTCTCGGTGCGCAGCTCGTACTTCGACACCGCGTTCGCGCGGGCCTCCGTGACGATGGGGTCCAGCGGCTGGTGCTCAGCCACGAAGCCGCCGCGGTCGGGCAGCCACTCGATGAAGGTCGTGCGACGCACGGCCAGCTGGAGCAGCAGCTCGTCGGTGTACTCCCGGGTCGCGCCGTTGAACAGCATGCCGGGGGAGCCGCCCGGAGCGTAGACCTCTTCGTCCTCGTCAAGGATCTTCGAGTCGCTCTGGGCCAGGGAGATGAACGGGATCTTGAGATCGTCCATCGTGATGTCCATCCCGACTCCGGCATCGTCGCCGTAGTCGAAGGGGACCAGTTCGCCACCCGCCATCGGGGTGGTCAGGGCTTTCGTTTCGTCGGTCATGATTTCTTCTTGTGTCAGTCAGTTAGGAAACGTGCCCGGTGAGTCCGGACACGTGCTCGATCCTCACGAAGTCGTACATCTTCATGACGGTTTGTGCGATGTGGAGGGCGGCATCGGGGTTGGGGGCTTTGACCTCTGCGGTGCCCATGCACCTACCATAGGGTCCGTCAGCGTGGCCAACGATCTTCCACGTGCAGGGCTTCTCAGTCACCGGCGGTTCCTCATTGATCGGGAGATCTTCTCCCGAGTTTCCTGAGACTGCGTCGTACCCAGCCGCTTCTTGTTTCCCCTCTGGGCCTCGCTCATCTTGCGCTTGGTCTCATCCGACCGCTTGATGCCCTTCAGGCTCTTCCCGAATCGGTTGCCTTTCATGCGCCTGCTGTTCTCCCGGCGCCACTCTTCCGAGTGCTTCATTCCCAAGACCCCTTGGTTGCCTCCGGCGCACAAGTTCATGGAAAACGGATGGTCATGGTCTACCAGCTCAGCCTCGATCCGCGCAGCTTCCTCTCGGGTCTGAACGATCACGAGAATAGTCTTGACCAACTCCTCTTGGGGCACGTTCCTGACGTAGTGCCCAGAGCCCAAGTAGCGAGCGTCCTTGGTCGGGTGCTGCTTGCAGGAGCGAATCCCGACATAGAACTGACCCGTAGGGGGCCGATCAAGCCTGTAGACGTAGTGGTACATGAATCAATCGCCGAACGCGCTCTCCGGCTTGGCGGTGATCTTGGCCTGCTTGAACTGACGGACCCCGAAGAGGTCCATCGGGATGGCTTGGCCAGCCGCCAGTCGGTCCTTGACGAACTTCTTCATGGTCTGGGACTCGACCTTCAGCTCGTCCTTGGTTCGCAGGCCCTTCCGCTCGAGATCAGCGGCCAGGTCGTTGGCGTCCTGCTCTTCGTCGCGGCCGAAGCCGACGATGATGTTGTGCTTGATCAGGTCGCCGTAGCCGTGCTCTTTGAGCCAGGCGTAGGCCTCCGCGCGTCGGGCGGCTGGTGGGGCCGCGCGGATGATGTCTTTGATGGAGAGCTTCACCCCACTCGTAGTGGTGAATTCCTCGATCCCGATGCTTTCCATCAACTGAGGGATCTGCTGCTGGGAGATGTCGTCAGCCTTGGCTTGGGCTTCTTCCAGCTCGCGTTTCCGCTCGACAACATCGAGCTCAGCAAGGTACAGGTCGTTGGCTAGGGAGGACAGCTCAGCCAGTCGGTCCGTGGAAGGGGCTTCCAGGTCGGCTGAGTAATCATGGGGGACGTTACTCATAGTAGAATGCTACCTCGTTCTGGCCCTCAGTTTGAGGAATTCACTAATCTTTCTTCGTACTTCTTCGGGATGTTGGCGACCAGTTTACCTCAGATCCATGGTGTCCACTGGTCGCCTGTAATGGTGTTCGCGTTGTTCCGCTTGCTGTGCAGTGCGCCGATCAGCTTCTCGTCGTACGTGTCTCGGGCGATCAGGTCAATGTAGGTAACTGGATCGCTACTCATCCCCGCGCGGTGGGCGCGGGCCTCGGACTGCAGCCGCTCGCGCAGGCTCCAGCTGTTCGTCATGTAGATGACCGTCTTGGCGCGGTGCAGGGTGTATCCCTCGGAGACTGCGCTCTGCTTGGCCACGAAGAAGCGGTGGGAGCCCTCCTTCTGGAAGAGCCGTCGGGCCTTGATCCGATCTTCGTCGGGCGTGCGCCCATCCACGTAGACCGCCTCGTCCTCCCCCAGCAGGGCGCGGATCTGGTCAAACTCCCACGTCCAGCGGCAGAAGATGATGACCGAACCACTGACGTCCTCCAGGACGTCCCTCAATGCCCTCAGTCGAACGTTCTCTCCAAGGGGTACGACCTCCTCGTTGTCGTTGGTGATGAAGCCTGAGGAGACCTGAGTCATCCTGAGCATCCTTGTGAGCACGAGGTCGGCGGTCGCCGTACCGTTGTCGTCGAGCCAGGCCCTGAACTGCTTGTCCAGGTCGCGGTATGCCTTGCGCTGCTTGGGGTCGAGGTCGAAGTAGCGGCGCTCGTAGATGGAGTCCGGCAGATCCAGGACATCCGTCTTGAGTAGGCGGGAGCCTACCTCATCAACAACGTCCCGCAGCTCGTTGAGGTTGCAGTACCGGACGAGGGCGTCGAATTGACGGCCAGCTCCCAGGTCGCGGCGCTCCCAGATGCCGTAGCGGTTCTTGAAGACGCCGAAGTTGCGGATGCCCTTGCGGATCCAGGCGTCGGGGCGGATGAACTTGACCTGGCTGTAGACGTCGAAGGGGCTGTTGTCGACGGGCGTGCCGGTGAGGATCCGGCGGTACTTGGCGTACAGCTTGGGGTCGCCGCTGGCCAAGACCCGCTTGGTGATCTTCGCGTTGGGAGACTTGATGCGGCCGGACTCGTCGAGGACGTAGAGACACTCCCGCTTGGTCAGCAACTTCTTCAGGGCTTGGCTACCCTTCTCCGTCCGGACCGCGTCGTACGACATGACGAAGACGGCCAGTCCGTCGTGAGCCAGTAGGGCGTTGAACTGGTCGGTCGTCCCCTTCTGGCCAGCCTTGCCGCTATACCAAGTCATCATCTTGGCTTCGGCCTGGAGGTCGTCGGGCAGATGGGTGGGGATCTCGTCGAGCGTCCAGTTGGCGTGGACCCCGTTGGGCGCCACGACGATCATCGTGTTGACCTCGCCCTTGCGGTAGAGCCAGGAGAGCGTGCCGATAGTGGCGCAGGACTTGCCTACCCCCATCTCCCAGAAGAGGGCGTAGCCATCCAAGTCCCTCGACTCCTCCCAGATCTTGCGCTGGTGGTCGTAGGGCGGGAGCCGGAAGTAGGGGGACGTGTCGATCACGGGAAGAAACAGGGGGACCGGGCTCGAACCGACCAAGGTGGTACCCGGTCCCCCAACGGGGAGAACAACACGTTCATCATACCCTCTACCCCAGATACAGGGGCCATCTATCCCTGAAAAAGGAGGCCCCTGACCCGAAGACCAGGGACCTCCACCTCACCACTGCCGGACCCCCGTCCAACAGAGACTGAGCAACTGGACTAGAATGTGAACGACTGAACCATGTTCAGTGGAGATTGTGCGCCCTCACGTGTCCGTCGCAGGCGATTTGCGACCTTCACTATACCCCCTATGAAATTGAGGGGGGTATAGTGATGAGCAAGTGGGGTGCTGGTTGCTGAGGTGTGCTGCAAGTTTCAGTTCTCAGTCGATCGGAGATAAGTGTGGTGTGGGCATGGGGTTGCGACCGCTGAACCCGAAGTCACGAGTTCAGCGCTGCCTTGATTCCCAGCCAGATCGCCCCACAAAGGGCAGTCACCAGCAGTCCCACGAGCGCGAATAGCCCACGGGACTTGACCTTCTCGGTCGTCTCGCGGAGTTCCCGGATGAAGGCCATGTCGGCTTGGAGCTGCAGCGGGTCCTTCGCGTCCATGCCCATGGTGATGAGGGTCTCCTGCACGGCGGTTCGTACAACGTCCTGCACCTGGATGGCCGATGGCTCTCGGGCATCCTGCAGCTCGCTGCGGATCAGCTCGCGGAGTTCTTCTTCAGTCATGATCAGGGCTCCAGGATGGCGAAGGCGTCTTGGCCCGCCCCAGCAGCGACCATGTCGATCTGCTTGAGGTAGCCGGTGTCCGTCGCGAGATTGCGGATCTCGATGGTGTCGGTGTTCACCACGCCGACGATGCTGCCGGTGGTGTTGCCGTAGGGGATGAGTTGGGTCCACGAGCCACCGTTGAGGCGGTACTCGATGTCGCCCGAGCCGCCGCCGAAGGCGGACGACAGGGTGAAGTTGTAGGTGCCGTTGACCGTGGCCGTGTAGATAGCCGAGATCGAGGACATCTGGAGCAGACCGAACTCGAACTGGCCGGTCAGGGCCGTCGTGATGGCGAAATCGTGCTCGATGGTTTGACGGGACTTGAGAACCTCTGAGGTCTCCGTGTGGGACGCTCGGATGGAGACCCGGAGGTCGCCCGTCGGCACCGCGCCGGAGAGCGCCTGGAGGACGTCGATGCGGTCGATGCCGACATTCGTTCCAGAGAAGGCGGTGAACGCCGTGATGAGATCGTTCGCACCCGTCGGGTCGTGTCGGACCTCGATGTCGTGGTCAAGCGAGAAGCCGGTGCTCGGGTTGTCCACTCCGAGCTGGGAGATCTCGTCACCCGCGAGGCGGCCGATGAGGTGGTCGCGACGCAGGATGTCCACGTCGATGTGATAGTCCTCGGGGCCGGACCCGTTCCCCTCCATGTTGACCGCGGTCGTGTCCCATGTCGTACCATTCAGGTCCAGCTCGCTCGGGGGATACGGTCGGCGGAGCCGCTTGTCCATCGCGAAGGCGATGGTCGTGGCGCTGGCCTCGGCGAGCTCGACCCCGAAGCCCTGGGGGATCAGCTTGACGTCCACGTTGTCCGTCTCCGACAGCTCGAAGTCGGCAACCACGGAGCCCGACTGCATGATGAAGACCTCCGCGTTGATCGCGTGGTCCGCCTGGACGCTGTCGAGCACGCCACGGTAGACGTTGTTGAACTGGACCTCAGTCGCGCTGATCTGGGTGCTCTCAACCAGCATGAACTCATCGTCGATGAGAATGAGGTTCACGAGCGAATTGCCCATCTCCGTGGGGTTTGACGTGAGCAGCTCCGCAATGATCTCGGCCTGTGTGTCGGGCGTGCTGTTGACGAGGAAGTTGGTCTGCGGGATGGCGGCCGACTTGCCCAGTGCAGCGTTGAGCTCCCCCATCTTGAGGAAGAGCTGGCCCACCGCACGCTCGGTGAACGCTCCCGCGGGCGTGCCGGACGCGTGCCGCTCGCGCACGGAGAAGTCGATGGCGCTGCCGGGGCGGCGGCCCATGGCCATGAAGTTGACGCGCAGAACGCCCGGGGAGGCCGGATCTCGGGCCGCGATGGCGGCGGGCGTCTCGAAGGCACGCTGCTGATCCGTGGGGAACGCGACGATGTTGTCGGCAGGCGGGACCCAGCCCGTGCCGGTCGGGTCATTGAAGGAAGGCTCGAACTCGTAGAAGATGTCCTGCAGCAGCTCGAGACGGATGCGGTTGTTTTCCAGCTCTCCGAAGTCGATTGCCGTGACACGCATCGGCAGCTTGGTGATGCCGAGGTAGGCGTGGGTGAACTCCAATGCATCGCCCGGAAGGGTGTCCCAGAAGGTCCGGTCGACGATGATCGTGGCCTTGGCCAACGGGTAAGCGAAGCCCCGCAGCTCGCGCCACGCCAGGTTGTTGGCGAGCGTACTGTTCTTGACGCCCGGGAAGTTGGCCGTGGCCGCCGTGACGGTGTCCAGGATCCGGTCGTTCGCCGAGTCCTGTGCCATTGCGTACGTCGTCTTGTACTCGTCGCTGCGGTCGACGAACTGGACCCGTACTTGGTTCTGAGTGCCTTCCCAGCTGCCACGCGAGAAGGTGTTCAGCTCGACCATGTTGCCTTCGTTGATCTCCGGCAGCGTCCCGGGCGTGTAGTCGGCGCGGATGAGCTTGATCTCCCACTTGCTGGTGGAGTGGTTGAAGCGGACGACCCCGTTGATCTGCTCCTCGATGAGACGGATGACGTCGCTGGCCTCCTGCTTGCTGTCGATGATGTACGAGAATCCGTTCCCCTCGTCGAAGAGCGTGATACCCGCCGTATCGAAATTCGTCGTGTCGATGTCCGCCGCGTCGTAGCCAAGGCCCCACGCCTTGTTCGTCATGATCTCATAGAGCACGTTCGCCGGATTGGCGTCGAATCCGTTCACGAGTTCCCGGCCCGCGGTCATGGACAGGCCGTTCGGGATGCGACGCAGCTCGAACTTCCAGGGCTTGATCGACGTGGAGTTGCCCACGTAGGAGTTCTGGGTATCCGGCGCGACGTAGACGATGCCGCGGTAGGCGGGCGTGTCCCCTCCCTCCAGCTGGAAGGCGTCCAGGTAGCCGCTGACCGCCTGGTCGGTACGGCCCGCGAAGAAGCGGAACGTTCCCTCAAAGCCGCCCTGGCCGTGCTCCTCGCCCCCGAAGAGATCGGGGTCGTCGACGGTGAAGGTGTCGTTGTGGGTGATGGGGCTGCTGGTGAAGTCCGCAACCTGGTCGTCTCCGATCCAGAACCCGAGCAGCTCCGGCTCGTACGCATCGTCCACGCCAAGGGCGAACGCCATCTGCATACCGATCCGGTACTGGTATCCCTTGGTGACAGTCTGGGAGGAGAAGAGGCCAGTCTTGACCTTCTCGGTGATGGGCACCTGGAGGAGGTCGCCGTACCACACGACGTTCGGGCCGTCGAAGCGGACGGTTCCCCAGAAGGCCGGCACGACTCGGCCCTCCGTTGCGGTGGGGAACGTGAAGTCGCCCAACGAACTGGCCTTGGCGTCCTCGATCTTGGGCTTCGGCCGAACCAGCTCGAGGATCACGAAGATTGCCAGCTGGATGACGAAATTCCAGAAGCCTGCTCGGCGGTAGGACTTCGGATCGCGTGCCCACCGAGCGCGGGCCTTCATCTGCTTGGAGAGCTTCATCAGATGCGGATCCCGGTCTGGAAGACGTTCTTGCTGGGGACGAAGGCGAAGCCTCCGAAATTGATCACGTTGTCGAACTTGCTCTTGCAGGTTGCGATGCTGTGGTCGCATCCGGCGAAGACCGTGACGTTGGTGCCCAGCACAGGGCTGCCAAAGGGCAGGAGCAGCGTGAGGACCTCTCCGGTCTGTTCCAGGATGAGTCGCCGTTCGGCAGCGCCCGCGCTCTCGACCCAGCCGCCAGTGTAGTAGCCAGCTCCATTCGCGCCCGCGCCCGTGACCGTGATCTGGTTGGAGGACTCCACTGTGACTGCTGCAGTAGATAGGCGGAAGGACGGATCCGTGTCGTCGACCTGGCAGAGATCGTCGTAGAGGACGTGGTTGCAGAGCCCCTGGTAGGTGTGCGTGGGAATGGACTTGGACTGCGCGGTGACGAGGGGCTCGATCCGGATCTTGGCCAGTCGACCGGACTGCTCGAAGAGGACCGAGGAAATCTTGCCGCTGAAGATCTGGATGACTTCCGGCGTCGGGAAGTCAGGACGTTGGATGCGCTCGATGACCACCAGGGCCTGGACCCCCGGGATGCTGTTGATGAACTGGGTGGCGATGGCGTTGTCGCCAGGGACCTCCAGGACCAGATGTTCCTTGCGACTGTCCGGCCCGCCACCAGTCACCTTGGTACGCTTGATCGGAATCGCCGTGAACGTGTCTCCGTCCTCGACGATGTCGTCCTCCGCGGACGTGTACCGCGTGATCACGGCACCGATCGTGAACGTGTAGAGCTCGATCGGGGCAGAGCCCTTGGTTGATTCCTCGAAGGTGTCGAAAGCCATTGGGGGTCAGGGGTTGTCGAATGAGGTGATGACGGGAGCCTCGAAGTAGACTTGTCGGTTCCCTCGGACGTACTCGATGTTGATCTCGTCGGAGTTGTAGTGGACCTCCTCCAGATAGCTGATCCGGTCGATGTCGGCGACGTCAATCTCGCTCGGCCAGACCGTGTCTACCACCAAGGTCTCGTTGTCGTCGTCGATCTCAGTGCTGCTGGTGATCTCCCGCTGCAGCGTGGTGCCGTCGTTGAGGCGAATCCAGATGTGCCGCTTCGGGCCACGGTTCTGGACGTGCTGGGTGAAACCGATGTTGACGATGTCCAGATCGGAATCCAAGGCGAGCAGGTTCCCCGTGGGCGTGAGGTCCTTGCCGAACGTGGGCACGTAGAAGCTCAGCTGCCGGCCACCGAAGTAGTGCATCAGCTGGCGCAGGTCCCAGACCTCGGCCCTACTGTTCGCCCGAAGGGTGAGCGGGTAGCCGCGCTTGCCGTAGGCCCACGGGCCATCCTGCTGGGTGAGGCCAGTGCCGTTGTCCGTGAGGACGATGCGGCGGACGAAGCTCTCGCTCAGGCTGCCGCCCCTCAGGACGTTGCAGTCCTCCAGAAGGACCAGCCCGTTGTAGGTGGGCCATCCGGTCGCATCCGCCAGGTCGCTGTCGTTGTCCAGGACCCTGAAGGAGATCTGAAGGTCTTGGTTGGCGTTGGGGAAGCGGCTCCCTTGTACGTCCTCGCGCATGTTGGCGGTCCGCAGGGGGACCACTGCCGACCGGACTGGGAAGCTGTTCAGGATGGCGTTCTCGAAGGTGATGGTCGTGGCCGTGAAGCTGTCGATGGTCTGCACGTCGAACAGCGTGCCGTCCGCGAAGATCAGGGCGAGCCCACCGACACGGTAGTCGGCGTCAGCGGTGCTCTCCACGTTGATCGTGAGCGCCCCCGCGGTCGCGGCAACCGTGAGCTGAGTGGCCTCATGCCACATGGGGAGGCCCCAGGTTCGGGCCTGCCAATCGAACAGCAGAGAGTCGACCTTCTGCTTGTCGAAGAAGCCGTCCTCCATGCGGACGTTCCAGTTCATCAGCTGGCGAGGGTTCTTTCGAACCTTGATCCGCTGGGAGCCCCCATCCTCATGCGGGATGATGTCCGTCTTGAACTGCATCCGTTCGCGGTACGGCAGCTCCGGCTTGACGGGGAACAGGACGATCCGGTTGAGAACGATCGGGACGTTGATCGTGACCCCACCGAAGTCGAACTCGAAGGCCAGGTCGTCGTCGACCGTGGGGTTGCCCACCGTTGTGACCTCGAGAGTCATGAGGTAGCCGTCCAGCGGGTTCATCACGGCAGGTAGCGAGGGGACGCCCAACAGGGTCGTGCCCGCGCCCGCGTTGTTCGTGAAGGACGACCACGTCCGGAACTCCTTGCGGAAGCCGGAGAAGACCTCCAGGGGACTTGTCTGCGTCGAGAGGACGTTGCCGAAGTCGAAGGACCGCGGAACAACGTGGAAGTTCTCGAAGAAGTCCGGGGCCACGACGTCCGAGAAGAGGCCCGCGAAGACTGCGCCAGCCGTGTGATCAGTCTTGCCCCCGCCGGGCACGAGGTTGAACATCTCCGTCAGGAGGTTCTCCGCGATGGCGTCGTCGCCAGTGACCTCGTGGACCACACGCTCGAACGCCTCCGGACTGGCGATACCATCCGCCGGATCGGCGACGTAGTACACCACCGGATCATCGATGGGAGCGTGGACGAGGCCTGCGAAGTCGGCCATCAGGTGGTGACCTTCTTGTAGGCGATGCCCGAGTAGTAGGTCCGGCCGACGATGTTGTCCTCGGTGCGCCGTACCTGGGGGAATACGACCCAGACGTCCGAGCCGATCGTGACCTCCTGCCCGGGGGCGAAGTTGAAGATGTCGATCATGCGGATGTCGGGAATGTTCCCCAGGAAGTAGCAGAAGTCGTTGTCGAAGTCCCTCGTCCAGATCGCCAGGGGCGTGAGCGGGATGTGCCCCGTGGAGACATCGCTGCGGAATTGCGCCAGAGGCCAGAGAGGACCGCCACGGAAGCCACCGAAGGCCAGCCGCTTGGTCTCACCCGCCGTATCGTTGAAGTCAGGATCGTCGGCCGCTACACCTCCCGCGTGGTGCAGCCACTTCTCCGAAGCGCCCTGATGCGGCAGACCTTCCGCATGGATTGTCGAGCCTCGACGAGCGGTCGTACCCGCAGAGGTGGAATCGAGACCATCGAAGAGGGGATCTGCTCCTGTGTCAACGGCCGAGGAGTTCGTGGCTTCATCGGCGAAGTGTCCGTAGCAGTATTCACCTCCGGTCCAGTCGTTGAACTTCTCCATCTCGCCCCAGCCGAAGTGACGGTAGCTCTCAGACGAGATCTCCACCACGACGTGCACGTAGGCGGGACCGCTGTCCTGCTCGAAGAAGTGGTAGCTCGGGAAGGGGCCGTCACCGATGTCGTTCACGCAGCGCTCGTCATCGAGCTGCGCGTCCGTGCCGAAGGAGCCGTTGTACCCGTTGCCGCTGTCATCCGTGTGGGCACCAGGGAAGACGGCCCCGCCGTTGCCGAGCGCCTGGTGGACGCTCATGTTGTTGGGGGCGTTGGCAACCCACTTGAGCCCCACGTGCATGCTGTTCTTGTTCCACTGAGCGAAGCCTTCGGCGGCGACACTGGCCCCGTCGTCGAAGTCGTCCTGGGTCCACCCGTTGGCGACCATGAACGTGTCGAGCTTGCTCAGGAGATCGCCAAGATCGGTGGCGCTGCCGGTTTCGTATGCCATTACTTTTCCCCCTGGACAGGGTAGGATTCGGTGTGAACCATTACGTCTACCGAATTGATCGTCCCTCGACGGGTCAATACTACATTGGCATCCGGTCGTGTAGCTGTTGGCCCACCGACGACACTCGGTACATGGGCTCCGGAACTCGGGTGTCGCGAATCGCTCGCGGGGAACTTCGGAAGAAGATCCTCGTGATCGTTCAGACTCGAGAAGAGGCCGCGAGAATCGAGAGGGAACTTGTCCGTCTTGATGACCCGTTGTGTCTCAACCTGTGTGAGGGCGGGCAGAAAGGTCCGGTGGGGTGTGTTCGATCGGAGGAGACACGAGCTAGAATGTCCAAAGCCATGACGGGAATCAGTCATGGGTTCGGAAATACAAACTCGCTCGGTCATCGACATACACCCGAGTCCAGGGCAAAGATGAGCAAAGCCCAGAAGGGACGCAAGCACTCTGAAGAAACTCGTCGCAAGATCTCGGAATCCCAGAAGGGACGACTTGGTGGGTTTGTGGGTAGGAAGCACTCTGAGGAGACCAGGCGCAAGATGCGTGAATCGGCGCTTCGCAGGTATAGGAAAAAGGATCATGACTCGTCGAGCGCGAAGTAGGACCAGTTCTGGGTGCGGTTGCCGTTCTGGAAGATGAGATACCGCTTGGTGCCCAGCACGAAGCGGTCCTCGCTCACGATGGCGTTGCCGCCCGTCGTGAACCAGAAGACCCCATCGATCTCGCCGAACATGTTGTGGAAGTCGGGGAAGAGGTTGCCGCCGGAGTTCTCAACCCGCATGACGATCGGCGCGACGAGCCAGTAGTAGTCGTCGCCCGTGCCCGGGGTGGGCTTCATGAGGATCGTCTCCGTGCCCGGCACCCCGTTGGGCGGGATGATCTGGTGAGCTCCGTTGGCGAAGTTGACATCGGAACTTGTGTTCACGGTCTGATTGACTCCGGAGATGACGACAGGCGCGATGAACGGGAAGACCCCGAACTCGGTCTCGACGGAGCGGTTGCTGCCACTCGAACTGGTTTCCGCCGAGAAGGCATGCCACGTTCCGTCTGGGAGCTTCAGGTGAATCGGACCCCGCGGATCGCCCGTGGTGTTGTAGATGGTCTCGACAACACCTCCGGTCAGAAGCGAGGTCTCGAACCAGAGCCGATCACGATCGTTGGTCTGGCCGATAGTCACCAGCGGGTACGGGTACTCCGAATCCGTAGCCGTCTGGTTGAGGAGGCCCAAGTACATCGAGCTGTACTGGGTGGTGGTGTTGCTCTCGACCTTGACGACGAGGATGATGCGTCGTCCATTGTGGTTGAGCCACCACTCCATGTCCGGGTCCGCATCATCGTTCTTCAGGACGAGATACGAGCCGCGGTCGGCGGTCGGCAGGTCCCCGGTCGTACTGTTGATGACCCCAAAGGAGACGTTGTAGACGCCAACCTGCTGGTGAATGGGAAGTAGTGCGTTGTAGGCGGACGCACCGATGAGTGCCCAGTTGTAGGCGGTGTCGAAGTTGATGTCCAGGGAGTAGGGGCGGATGATCACGTGGATCTCGTCCGTGCCCGCCAGTCCCTCACCCTCGAGCATGCAGACCTGGCCCTCGTTCTCCGCGAAGGTGCCGTCCTGGTAGGTGACGGTCAGGGTGCAGCCGCTGCCGCCCCCGCCGGTCGTGGTCGCCACCGGGTTGGCCGGGACCTCCTCGAAGTTGCCCGCGAAGCCCGTGTCCACGGAGACCGCCGTGACCACACCGCCCGCCACCGTGTCCACGTTGAAGACGAGGTCCGTGTCGAAGAAGCCGCCAAGCGTACTGGCGACGGTGAGCTTGTCGTTGACCGCGTAGCCGGTCCCGCCCGCAGCGATAGTAGCGCTGGCCCCCTCCTGCGTGCGACGGTTGACGGCCCACGTGGGAGCGCTGAAGGTCAGGTCGAAGGTCGCCCCCGTGCCGGAGCCCGACGTGCCGCTCTGTGCGTTGGCGATGATCGTCGTCGGGTCGACGGTGTAGGCCCCACCGCGGTAGACCCGGATGCCGTCGATGACGCCCGCCGCTACCGAGGTGACCTCCAGTTGTGCGACGATCGTGGACGTGGAGCCGGTGGCGGTGATCTCGATGATGTCGCCGATGGCGTGTCCCGTGCCTCCTGCGTTGACAGCGACCGCGGTCAGGTTGCGGGACGTGACCACCTCGGTCAGCTTGTCCAGCATGTCGATGTGGTCAGTGATTCCTGTTCCGCTGTTGAAAACCATGATCAGGCCAGTGCGTTTCGAACTGCGGTGGGGTTCTGGGAGATCGTGTTCATGATGAGCTGTTGTCCTTGGGCGGAGTCCATTGCTGCAATCGTGTCCGCCGGATCCGTGGTGTTCACCACCGTGACTTGCACCGGGGGAGGCGGAGCAGCAGCCTGCTGCATGTCGCCGTTCGCGATGGCGGCAGACTGCGCGGCGGACAAGATGTCGCTGCCACCCGGCGGGACGACGACCTCACGCCGACCGCCCTCGCCGACCACGAAGGATCGACCGGGGCGCGTGTCCCGGGCACCGTTCTCACCAGTGCCTCCCCCGAACAGACCCGCGATTCCCGCGGCCCCGCCACCGCCAGCTCCCCCACCCGTGAAGGCATTGATGAGGCCGAGCAGCGCCTGCCTGGCCAGGAGTCGGGCAAGGTCCGCGAGGATCCCATCCACCAGCGCGCCGAAGTCGGCCTCGCCGGTCGTAGCGAACTGGACGATGGCGTCCTCCGCAGCCCCGAACCCGTTGACGACAAGGGTCTCAGCGGCTCCAGAGACGTCCGTGATTCCCGCGAGGCCGCTCTTCAGTCCAGCGGTCAGGCCCTCGCTCAGGGACTGGCTCATGCTGCCCACGGCCACGGTAGCCTCTTCAGTGCTCTCGCCGAGCATGCCCTGCAACTCGACGGCCTTGGCCGTCTCCTCGTTGGCCTTGGCTTGGGCCTCAGCCTGACGCTCGAGAGCCTCTCGTTGGGCAGCCGCTGCGTCCGCAGCCGTGAAGGTCCGGAGGACGAAGTCCGTGATGCCGCTGAAGGCGAGACCTTCCTCGAAACCCTTCGTCATGTTGGCGGCCATGTCCTCGCCCGCGCCCTCGAAGGGGTTGACGATCTCCTCGATCGTGCGGTCCAGGGAGTTGGCCTTGAGTTCTGCCGCGAAGGTGCGGGAGAAGTTCTTGCCCACCCCACCAATCTGGCCGATCAGTACGTCCTTTGCCTGCTCCGCAGTTTGCTTCGCGGCCGAGAGCTGCCCTTGGGCGAGCTGGGTCAGGGCCAGGTCGATCTCGCGGAAGAAATTGAGGAGGCTGAGGCCAAGGTTGCTGGCGGTGGTGCTGACCGCGTTGAACAGTGCCGAGGAGACGTCGATGGTCTTCTCGATGAAGTTGTTGATCTGCTGCAGCACGATGAAGATGCCGCTGCCGACCGCTTTCGGGATGCCAGTGAAGAGGGCCACCAGGGAGTTGCCAAGCGCCAGGAACACCCCGATCGCGCTGTCCGCGAAGGTGGAGATGGCGAGGAGGACGTTCTGGAGGTTGAGCTCGAAGCCATCGAAGGCCCCGCCAAACACATCGCTGATGCTCTGACCAACCTCCTTGATGAGGGGTACGAAGCTGTCGAGGATGGACTTGATGTTGTCGAAGGCCGCTCGCGCCACATCCGCCAGCGTGGTCGTACTGTCCCCGGTCAAGGTGAGCTCGTCCCGGAAGGCGATGAGCGCGCCGATCGCCAGGGTCAGGGCCGTAGCGATAGCACCGATCGGGTTGGTCGCGATGGCGACGCCCAGGGCCTTGATGCCGCTGATGGCCGCCGGGATAGCTCGCCTCGCAAGGCTCACCGAGAGCACGAATACGACTCCCTGCATGGCCTTGACGAAGAGGTCAGCGTTGTCCGCCACCGCTCGAAGGCCGCGCGTGAGCGCGTCCACGAAGGACCGCAGTGCCCCTTGGGCACCTTGCTGGCCGACCCGCAGGATGACTCCTTCGAAGGCCGACTTCAGGGCCAACAGGCTGCCCTGCAGGTTGTCGTCCATCGCATCAGCGACTCGCTCCGCCGTACCGCCAGCGTTTCGCAGCTCATCGGCGAACGTCCGGATGTCCCCGCCTGCGGTGCGAAGCACCTCGAACGCGGGACCGCCTCGCTGACCGAAGATCTGGAGCGCCGTGCCCGTGTCGATGCCCGCCTTGCCGATGTTCTCGAGCGCCGTGGTGAGGCCCACAGAGCTGACCTTGACGTCGTCCAGAGTGACGCCCGTTCCCCGGAGAGCGCCCTCGAGAGCGGGACCGCCCTGCTCGAGGGTCGCCAGGACCCGGCGTAGACCTGTACCCGCGGTGCTGGCTTGGAGACCGGCATCCGACAGGGCCGAGATCGCAGCAGTCGTGTCCTCAACCGAGACGCCCACACCCGCGGCGACGGGGGCCACGAACTTCAGGGCTTGACCGAGCTGGGAGACGGTCGTGTTTGAGCTGTTGGCAGCGGCAGCCAGGACGTCGACGACCCTGCCAGTCTCTTCGACCTCCAGGCGCATCCCCTTCAGGACGTTCGAGGCGATGTCCGCAGCTTCTCCGAGCCCGAGCGCGCCCGCCTGCGCGAGCTGCAACGTACCCTCGATCGAGCCGAGGACCTCGTCGGTCTCGAAACCCGCGCGCGCGAGGAAGGTCATGCCCTCCGCGGCCTGAGTGGCGGAGAATCGGGTGTTCGTCCCGAGGCTGATCGCCGTCTCCTCCAGTTGCGCAAACTGCTCCGCGGTGGCCTGGGAGATAGCACCTACGGTGGACATCTCCTGGGAGAACCCCGCGAGCGTACGGGTGACGCTGGCGATGGCTGCCCCGGAGGCTACGACGGCGAAGGCTCGACGGAGGGTGGATCCCAGGGTCTTGGCTGACGTCGTCGTCCGATCCAGCTCGCCACGAACCCGTCGGGCACCTGCGGTGGCCTTGCCGGGGTCGATGATGACTTGGATCCTGAAGTCAACCACGTGTCACTTCTTCCTTGCTCGCTTGGCGGGGGATGGCTTGTTGGCGATCTTGGATCGCTCTTGCTCCTGCTTCTGCCAGTCCGAGTAGGAACGCTCGAGGAACCAGATGATCCGGACCAACACCTCAGTCATAGAAGGATCCAGGAAATTACACTCGGCGTATTTCCGGATCTCTGAGTATGGAATCACGTGCCCACCCCGGCGCTCGGTGACGAGACGCCAGAAAGCGACGAGATAGAAGTCCTCGAACTCCTCGAGGTCAGGCTCGCGGTCCAGGAGGTCCTGGATGACAGGAGGTTGCGGTCTGCCCAGGCGGTCGTGCTGCTCGACCACGAATCGCTTCTGGTCGAACTCCAACTCCCAGATCAGCCGCTCCTTCAGTTTCCCTGGAGTTCCTCCAGCTCTTCCTCGTCCATCTGGTCGGGCTCGTCCCGGAAGTTGTCGATGTCGAGGCAGAAGTTCCTCAGCTCGTTGAACATGTCCGCCGGGATGGCGTTGAGGAACGCAACAAGGTTCTCCCGGGAGAACTCGACCTCATCGCCGTTGCTGTCCAGGACACCGGACCAGCCGGTGACGATGGTGTCGGCGAAGATCTCGATGTCCTGCTGGCGTGCCCGCTCGATACTCTCGGGCGTGGGCGTCTGCCCCTTGCGGCCTCGATTCTGCCGCTGAGCCTTCTTGCTGACGCGAAGAGCCGCGTTGAAGAATTCCGGGTTCGTGTCGCCAGCAGGGCGGACGGTGAGCGTGGGCTCACCAGCGATCCGGAAGAAGGTGTAGTCGACGGTGGCGTCGGGAGCGACGCGCAGGGCCGCCAGGTGCTTGAAGTCAGCCATTGGATTTCCTTGGGGGTAGGGGTAGTGAGAAAGGAGGGGATGTCTTCTTGACACCCCCTCCTAGTTCGGATCGGATCAGGCGACCGTCGGGAAGTACGGATACTCCGTGACACCGAGGCTCGTGTTGAGCGTGGCATCCTCGAAGGCCGATCCCGTGACCGCGATCCGGATGGTCTCGTTGACCGGGAAGGAGCGCGCCCCGCCCGCCAGCGTGAGGCTGGGGATGTCGAGGTGGAGGGCTCCATCGTCGTTCCTCAGGAGGACGTCGAAGGTCACCGTGGCGTTGTCCTTGATGGACTGGGCCAGCTGGCTGTCGGTGAAGAGCAGCTCGGCCTCCAGGCCCACGGAGAAGTTGCCCGTGTTCATGAAGAGCGCGCCCAGGGTGCCAAGGCACTTCTCAGGGCTCACCTCGTTGCCGAGGGTCAGCGTGAGCGACTTGAAGCAAGTGCCGAGGTCGTTCTCGCTCGTGTCCCAGAGGTTGAGGCGGGCGAAGTCCGAGGAGGTGTTGAAGGGAGCCGTCTGCACCGGGGAGACGGTCTCCGCCGTGTTACCCTTGCGGGTCGTCGTGATGTCATCGCTGTTGAGGCCGATGAACGAGAAGCTCATGGTGGCCTTGTCCTGACCGTTGAGGTTCAGGGTCAGCTCGTTGCAGAGGTTGCCGATCGCGTACTCGTACTCGTCGCCCGTGCCCGCCGGGTTCTGCAGGTCGTCGTAGACCAGCTCGAACTGGAAGGAGCGCTCGATGAAGTCGGAGTCAGTGACCGCGACGTTCCGGATGTAGGGGCCGTAGAGCAGGTCGACCGTGGCCGCCGTCTCGTTGCCGCCGCCGTTCAGGGTGCCGGACCCGAGGTTCTCGATCTTGTCCAGGGTGATGGTCGCAGCGACGATCGCCGTGATTCGGCCCACCAGTTGGCCGTTGCCGAAGGCGTTGACGTCCGAACCGACTCGCAGCGACTGACCGACCGTGAGACCGAGCGTAGTCAGGTCCGTGAGGGCAGAGCCAACGGTCTTGGCCGTGTCGTCCCAGGTCAAGTCCGTGGGGCGGAAGCCGGCAACATCGAGCCGCGCACCCGAAGCGTTGTTGGGCGTTTCGGCGAGCTGCGCGCCACCAACCGTCGGGGTGTTGGTCGTGGTCGAGCCGGAGTCGACTTCGTCCAGGCCGTTGTTCACCGCCAGGGAGAAGCCGCGGGCGTAGATCAGCGTGCGCTGCGGAAGAGCCGCCGTGAGGGCGTCGTGGTCGTAGTCGCCAGCACCAGCCGCCAGGTTCTCGTAGTCCGATCCCGCTTGGATGCGCTCCATGACCGTCGGGTTGGCTCGCGACGCGAACACGAACCCTTCGATGAAGGACAGAGCGTGATGCTTGGTGAGGTCCCCTTCCCACTCGACGCTCGAATCGAGGTCGGTGACCGCGCCCTTCTGGTTCTGGCGGGTGTTGGTGATGGGCGCGCGGGGAACAGTCGTGATCTCGGCACCGTAGGCCCCGAGCGTGTTGGGCTCCAGCCGGACCCAGAGGGGGGTCGCGGGCAAGGTGCCCAGGGAGGCCTCGATCGCCACGGCGAAGGCCAGGTTGTTGGTCTTGGAGAATGCCATTGGTCAGGCTCCTTTACTTGGTCTCTCGGTAGTCGAACGGGGCGTCCACAACGAATTGGAACCATTCGCCATCGGAGCCGGTCTCGCGGATGTCAGCGCTGATGAAGCAGAGACCACCAGTAAGGGTCACTCCTTCGAAGATGTCTCGGGTTGCTTGGGCAAGCGCATCCAGGGCGGACACGCCATTGTCTACAGAGTCGTATAGTTGGATCAGGACCCGACCGCGGCGAAGAAACTTCCGTTCCCCGACGGGACCGAGCGTATCTTGCTCACCAGCCTCATGGTTCACCGTCAGGCGAGCCCACGGGGTGTCCGTCGGGGGCTCGAAGCCCTCGTTCGAGAACGTCACCTCAGTGTCCGGATCCAGGGAGGTCCCGTCCACGAAGGCTTGGTAGATCGTTTCCCGTGCTGCGGCGATGGTGGTCATGCGACTCGGACGTTCGTGACTGCCTCTTGGATCGCTCGTTGTACGAACCCTTCGGCGGCCTGATCGGAAGACCCGTCATTCAGGCGAGTGATGTACGGGACGTTGTTGGAGATGAAGACGGGTCCAGCGGTCAGCCGATACGCCAGGACGCGGCCCAGACCGGCTTCCTTCTCGCCTTCGGCCGCTTCGACGCTCTCGGGAGTGCCGGCGGGCTCAGTGATGGGCTGCGTGACGCTGGCGAGCCAGTTCGCGCGAGCCCACCCGGTGTCAACAGGGGTGCCGCCCTCCGAGGGAGCGCGGGAAAGGTTGGCGACGACGTCCAGCGTGATCTTCTTGATGAAGCTCTCGCTGAATCGATCGAGGGCGGACATGACGACGCGGACCTGCGTGGGCAGGGGAGTGCCCTTCTTGTTCTGGGGCAAGAACCGGCCGAATGCGTCCCTCTCAGCCATCGAGCAGGGCCTTCGCGTTCTTCTTGCCGCGGACTCGCTGCTCGCTGCCGTCCAGAAGGACCACATCGTACCAGCCGCCGCCCGTGTGCTTCATGCTGCCAGGCTGCAGGGCGTCCTCAGTGGACTCCGGATCCTTGTCCGGGGCCGCCGGGGACTCCGACTTCTTGGGCTTCTCAGCGGAGCGCTCAGGAGCTTCAGGGAGGAGCTCGATCATCCCAGCCTCCCACCACATCTTGAGGCGGTGGCGGCCGAGGACCTGCTTCATCTCTTCGGTGACCGGGTCACCCGGCTCGCAACGCTCTTGGCCGCAGAGGCCGAGCTTGCGACTCTTGCGGAACACCATCTTGGCGCCAGCGTCGAAGCGTTGTTTCCAGTGTCGTACTTGAGCCATTGTTCGGTTTCCTGTGTCTTGGGGGTTCGGAGAGGTTGCGCCGGGGGACCCACCCCGATCGGTGGGCCCCCAGACGATTCAGGTCAGCTGACCACGGCGATGAACATGTACCCGAGCTCGTTCGAGACGAGCTTCTGGTCGAAGGCCATCTCGATCTCGAGACGGTCCGACTTCAGGTGCTCCATGCGCATGCGCGAGATGCGCGTGCTGAGGGCACCCCCGCCGAGCAGACCGTTCCAGGAGAACGTGTAGCCAGCGGACGGGATCATGAGGCCAGGGCTCGGAGGCGTGTAGAGAAGAAGGCAGTTCTTCCCACCGATGAAGGCGTGCACGTTCGTGGCGCCCTCGTTGGCGGTGTTCTCCACCGCGTCCATGACCAGGATCTCCTCGAGTTCGAAGAGAGCCGCGAGAGCGTCACGCATGACGATGGCAGGCCCGGAGGTCTGGCCACGGTCAAGGCGACCCACGATGTCGGGGTGGTCCAGGAGCGCGTCGTAGACGGCGCGACCCATGACCGCCCGGTTCGGACGGAAGCCAGTGGACTCGTGCACCGTGCGGATGCCCGTGCGGACGTCCTCGAGCGGAGTGCTCGCGGCAGCGTCCCAGAGCGTACCCGGGGTGAAGTCCGTGGCCCAGACGCCCGAGACGAAGAACTGGCTCGCCCACTCCTTCTCCTTGCGGAGAAGACCTTGGAGCGTGAGCAGCTCGGTCGCCTCACGGTCGAGCGAGATGGGGCTGTCGGCGTTGGCGCGGATCTGGTCCGCGACGTCCCGGTGCAGCGCCCACACGTCGGCCGAGTAGGAGTCCTGCCCGATCGAGTAGGTCGCGCCCGCGGACTCGGTCCCCGGGGCACGCTTCTTCATCTCGGCGCGGTTGAAGTACCCGCGGTCGTAGGTGAAGTACTTGTCCGACTGCTTGCTCACGCCCAGACGGGGGAACGCGCGGTCGGCGACGAAGGCTTCGGAGCGCTGGATGAACGCGACCGAGACCGAGGAAAGCGGTGCATCGACGTGGACGTCGGACCGCGACGGTTGGTTGAAAGGCATCTTTCAGTTCCTTTGAAGTAGCGGTACTGGTTCAGGCCACTTCGTCGAGTTCGACGGAGAGCTGGACCTCGATGACGTCGCCAGCCGCACCCGCGGCGGTCATGGCGGTGCCGACACGATAGTCGCCAACACCAGACGTGTGAGTGATGATGCGACCCGTGCCGTCGCCAGCCGCTTCGCACTCAGCCCCCACGGCGATGGCCGCAGCAGCTTCGAGCTTCACGATGGCTCCGTTCGGGATCGCGACGGGCAGAGCCTGCCCGACCGTGGCGACGGTTTCGGCCGCAACGCCAGCGGGTTTCTCGGTCGCGTCCGCGACGTGGTCCATTTGACCATCAGCGGCGAGCGTGACCAGGCGGTAGATCGTCACAGCCGACCCGGCCTCGCCGGAGATCGTCTTGACAGCTTGAGAAGTAGCCATGATTCAGGTGCTCCTTTGGATCACAGGCCGAGGGACTTGGCGTAGGCCGCTTCGCCCTCAGGGGTTTCCAGAGCCTTGGCCATGGCCTGCTCCGGGGTCAGGTTCGGATCCTTCTCGAGGATGCCCTTGGCAATCCCGTCGAGAGGGTTCACTTCGCTGGGCGTCACGGACGTCCCAACACGCTCGAAGGCGACACCGAGCTCCGCGTCCTGGGCCTTGAGGGCCTCCAGAGCGGGACCACGCTGATCCTCGGGCAGGGCGTCGATCCCCTTGAGGATCGACATGCGGACTTCGACGTCGCCCGGGATGTGCTTCAGCTCTTCGGCACGCTTGCGGAGATCGCTCTCCGTCGCACGCTTCTCAGCCTCGACACGGGCTTCCCGGTCGGCCTTGGCCTGCTTGGCCAGGGCGACGAGACGCGGGTCGTCGTTCTTGCGGTACTCGACGCCTTGGTCCTCGAAGACCACCGCGTTGTCCTCAGCCGCCTTGGCGACTTGGGCATCACGCTGCTCCGGGGTGAGAGCCAGGAACTCGTCCTGCTTCTCGACGTCCAGGGACTTGAAGATGGCGCGCTGGCCATCGGACAGCTCGGAAACCGCCTGAAGGCGCTCGTTGGCCTTCTGGAGGTCTTCCAGCTGCTTGGCGACCGCCGGGTCAGTGACGGTCTTGTCGTTCTTGTCGGACATGGTATCCTCTTTTTGAACGTTGCCGACTTGATCGGCGGTGGAGTCGCCCGAAGTAGACTTGGAGGCGTTGGCGGGCTCGGGCGTCCCATCCTCAGCCTGTTTCTGCAGACCCGTCCCAGGGGACAGGTCGATGACACCGGGAGGCGCACCATCCGCGCCGTTGAGGGCCATCTCGTGGGTGTGGCCGTTGGCCATCCCAATCGTGATTGCTCCGGTGTCGATGTTCATGATCCACGGGTGGGAGTGACCGTCCTCGAAGGACGTCTGCCCAGCGGCTCCCCGCTCCTCCGGCCCAACCTCGTCGGTGAGCAGGTGTTGGTGCCCATCGGTGGCGGTCGTCAGGAACGCGCGCTTGCCCACGTAGCCAGGCTCGCCCTTCTTCGGCTTCTTGCCGCCCTTCTTGGTCTTGCCCTTGTCGACGCCCTCGTCCTCGGCCTCCAGAGCGTCCTCTTCCTCGTCCTCCTGCTTCAGCACGGTAGCGCGCTTCATGATGGAGACCTTGGCGTTGGGCTGGGCAGGACGGTCGACGGCAGAGATCTCGTCGATGGTGAAGTCCTTGAAGACGGACGGGATGACTTCGCCGGTTTCGGGATCGATCATCAGAGAGCCTCGTTGATGGCGTTGCCGCCGATGGAGAAGCCAGTCAGTTCGCCGGAGGCAAACTTGGCGAGGACGATGGGGTCTTCGGGCTTCATGGCGATGAGCAGGCCCGTGCGCTTCGTGACAATCCCGAGGGAGTCGGCGATGTCAGTCGTCAGGGGGAACGTGTGGACGACTTGACCGATCGCGCCTCCCTTGTGCATCTCTTTGGCGGTCCGAGCGCTCTTGGCGAACTCGAACGCGCCCTTCAGCATCACGCTCTCGGGAATGTGGTCGCCTTGAAGGTCGAAATGGTTCTTGCCATCCTCCTTGCAGACGATGGCAAAGCCGAAAACGAGCCCAAGGGACTCGTCGACCTTGAGGATGCTGGTCGCTTGTAGTTGGGTGCTCATGAAGGGACTACGGGTTCCTGATAGACTACTCGGATGGCGGTGGGAGTGGATTTTCTCAGAGAATCTCTACCGAAAGGCCCTCGGGGACGGCCACTTCGGTGATCCTGGTGCTCAAAGTGCAGACACACTGGATGTCTTCGGACGCAACCCCGAACGCCCCGGGGTGCGGGGCCATGTTGCCTCGGCCGGAGGTGAACATCTCGCCGAAGGGCCTCTTCTGGCCGTGCATGTCGGCGTGGGAGTCCCGTACGTTCTCGCGGAGGGAGGTCTGCCACTCCTGCTCCACCAGGGCGGGATCCAGATCCCCGTTCTCGAAGGCCTGCATGTACATGGCCTGCTTCCCCTGGTGCACGGATCGAAGGGCCTCCGTTCGGCCGATCACATTGGAGCGATGGATGATGAACCGCTCGCGGTAGCGATCCACCATGCGGTTGACCTGGGTGCGGGTCAGGGGCGTGCCTTCCTCGATGGCTCGCCGGAGGGTAGGGTCGAATCGCTTGTCCCGGAGGGCGCGGTCGAAGACTGCTCGGTCCCCCTCCTCGAGCATGCGTCGGTAGTTGTTGACTGCCGAGACCTGGTTCTTCGTGAGTCCGATGCTGTCTCGGAAGGCTCGGGCTTGTGCTCGCGGGTTGTTCCCTGTCTGGATCCCTTCCAGCAGCGCCTGCCGGGTAGCCTCCCGTTGCTTCTGCGTGAACTCCCTGACGAGGCGGAGCCGGTTCTCCCGGGCGACTTGAACGGCGAAGGGGTTGGTCTGGTCAAAGTCGATGACGAGCTGCTGAAGGCTCTTGTTGAGGAAGGCCGCGGTGTCGTTGGCAGCGGCCATGAAGGAGTTCATGTACAGGGTGCTCAGGTTGGGCACCCTACGGAGGGCGAGCGTGAGGGCGTCGTCCAGACGGCCCCGCTCCAGGAGGTCAGCGATGGCCGTCAGGTCCATCTCGTTGCGGATGTTCGCCACCATGAGGCGGAACCCTCTGGCGAAGGCACTCTCCTGGGTTGCGATCAGCGCCTCAAGGCGGCTGGCGGGATCGATGATGTCAGCCATCAGTTGCTGCGGCAGACGCACTCATAGAGCGCATCGGCAGGATCCACGTCCACGACGATGATGTTGTACGTCGTACCCCGGATCGTGATCCGGTCGCTGGGGGTGGGCACCTGCCCGTCCGCGATGCTGTCGCCCACCAGGGCGATCAGCTGGTCGCTGTCCTCGACGAGAGTGTTCTCGATGTGCTTTCGCTTGAGCTGATCGAGGAAGCCCTTGCAGGCGTGGCTCGTGCCCGTGGGGTTGGTGCCCGCGGTCAGGCTCCCGGGCGTACGCGTCCCCTTGGCGACCTTGATCAGCGTGGCGTCGTTGACCCCAGGGCCGATCTCCTTGTTGATGATGCCGGCGATGTCGACGCCGAAGAGCTTGTTCCCCATCAGGCGAGCCCCTTGTTCAGGCCGAAGTCATCGGGGCAGAAGTGCGTGGGGAAGCCGGTTCCCGTGATCGAGGGGCCGGAGATGCCCGCAGCGCTGTCGGTGTAGCACTTGTTGTAGTCGTGCGCCACCTGCGGGAGGCGGAAATCGGCCCCCGTGCCTGTGGTGGGCTTGAAGAAGGTCACCTCGGCAGAGCCAGCCTTCGCCTTCTTGACGTTGCTGCCCTCGCCGGACGATGCCGCTGCCGAGAGGTCCGCCAGGACGACGCCCGCCAGCCAGGCCTGCGCGTTGAAGATGTCATCGGGGACGGTGCCGTCCGCGATCGCTTCATCCAGGCAGTGGTTCACCGCATTATCCCGAGGCCACTCGCGCGGCTGGGCCGCCACGGTCTTCTCACCGGAATAGGTGCTCGCCCGATCCAGCCAGTCCGCCGCTACGACGAGAGCGCGGTTCTGGTCGTCCTCCGACGCTGCCTCGTAGGCCGTACGTTCCGGACCGAGCCTCCCATTCCAGAAGGTGTCGGTGTCAGCGTTCGGATCAGCCGTGAGTGCGTACACCGTGAAGGTGTCAGCGCCGATGGTGACGGTTGCGGTCGTTGCCATGTGGGATCACTTCTGGGCGTTGGCTTCTCGCCCCGCTTGGATCAGCTGCCCCATGACCGGGGCGACCTCGTTCCACGGGCGCTGGGCCAGCAGATTGAGGACAGCTTGGTATAGCTCAGGCGGGAGGGTGACGGGTTGCAGTTGCTGCTCTTGTTCTTCGGGCTTGGGCATTGGGGGTCTCCAGTGAAGTTATAGTCCGAGTTCGGCTTCGAGATCGGCGATCTCTTGTGCTCGTAGGGCCGCTGCCTCATCCGCCTTGGCCTGGACTGCCTTGGCAGCCTTCAGCTTCTCCGAGGCGACGTACGCCTGCATGGTGGGGATGTCGTTCAGCAGATTCCAGTACTCCCGGACCAGGTCGAGGACCGCCGGGATGTTGTGTGGGTCAAGGCCGCGCTCTGCGACCTTGCAGGTGAGCACCTCGTTGAGGAGGGCCCAGTGTTCGTCAGTCGTCGCGTACGATTCGTTCGCCATGATCAGGCTCCGTTGCTTTCGAGGATGCGCCACCTGTCAGTGACTCGGTCATGCCACAGCTTGGCGAATTCGCCCGGAGCGAGCGTCCAGTTCGCAGCGGTGGGCGAGATGATGCGGTTCGACGCAGCACTCGCCACGTCCTGGTGTGAGAGGATGATGTTGTCGACGGTCCCCACGTTGACCACGACCAGGGTGTCACCGGACTGCTGGACCGCGAAGCCGGTGATGGTCCGCACTCCCAAGTCGTCCGTCGTAATCCGAACGATCTGGCGCATGGAGTTGCCGGTGAGCTGCGCCCCGTAGTCGTTGACGTTGCCCGCCAAGGCCGCCGCCGTGATCTCGTGGAAGTTGTCCGCGCCCCGGGCTGTGCGTCGGCCGGTGTGGTGGATGGCCGCGGTGTCCGCCGAGCCGATGAGGGAGGTAGTCATGCCCCCGATGCGCAGCGTGCTGATCTCCGAGATGGAGCCACCGCCCAGGGCGTCGAGCGAGATCGCGTTGATGACCCACGCCGAGACGTCGCTCATGGCGAATCCGTTGATGTCGAGGTTGCCCGCCTGCGTGAGCAGGAAGTCAGCCCAGCCGCCAGCGACGGCCACC